ACTCACGCAAGGAGGTACCCGCAAAAAGCATGCCCGATCCCGTCCTGAGCGCGACGCCCGCTACGCGATCGCTTCCTCTTCGCTCTCTTCGCGCCATTGCATGGTGTAGAGCGTGTAGTAGTAACGGAGGGAACAGGCGTCTCGCCCGTTCCCTCCAGTCTCGCAACGACAGCACACTGTCGCCTGGATTATCCCGGTTGTTCCGGCAGTTTTCCGTAAGGTGTGGACATTGGTAGCCACTTGGCTACTTGTGTCCCGAACGGCCGATTTGACCCCGGTTGTCGTCAGCCGTGGGGTCAAATCGGGAGCCATTGCGGCCGTCGTGGAGTAGCGAAATTGGGGTCAGGCGGCACGGTTCGCCCAGCGGGCAAGCGCCTTGTCGCGGGCAATGACGGCCTCGATCTCGCTGCGGTCGAGGCGGAGGGTGCGCGGGCCGAGGCGGACGACGGCGTCCGCGGGAATGTGCCCCTCGGCGATCCAGCGGTAGATCGATTTCACGGAGCAACGGAAGAGCTCGGCTGCCTCCTTTACGGTCATCAGGTTGTTCACGCTAGCCATTGGATTCTCCGGGGCAACGGTGGCGCTGGTAGGTCGCGCCAAGCGGGTGTTCCATCGGGCGGAGCATGCGGGCCTTGCCGGGCCGCGTCAGGACGTAGACGCCGTTGGCGCTCGGCTCGGCGTCGAGCCGCACCTCCTTGTTCGCCACTCCGACGGTGACGACGAAGAGCGGCTGGCCACAGGCGGCGCAGACCTCCGCGCCCTCGGGGGCATCGCCCTCGTCTGACGCTTTGGTCATCAGCCCGGCCAGCGCCTCGGCGAACGCCCGGCCAGGCTTCAGGCGGAGCACCGACGCGGGACTGATGGTGACGAGTAGCTCGTCTCGCCGGCGGTCGTAGGCCAGCGCCCCATGCTCCACCAGTGCTCCCCGCCCGGTGACCACCACGACGCCCTGGGCGACCTCCAGGGTCACCTCGATCTGCTTAGTCGCGTCCAATCTCGATCTCCTCGTGATACGCCCGGTCGATCGCCCGCTTCCAGTCGTCGACGGTGCGAACCGACGGCCAGTAGGTGCGGAGGATCGGCCGCAGCTCGGCAACGACCATCTCGAAGGGATCGGCGGGCTTCGGCGCCGGTGGCTCGTCCAGGCCGGCAAAGATGTCATCCATCTCGGCGACCGCGGTAGCGACGCCGACGCTGTTGGCTTCATGCACGTCGTCGCCGGTGACACGGCCGGTCTCGAGGAGCACGCTCTCCAGGGAGCGCTGCACGTCGGCCGGCATCGAGGCGATCCGCTCGGCCACGGTGATCGCGACCTTGCCCGCCACCATGCCGGAGAAGAGCGGCTTGCTGAGCCGGGCCAGCTTCAGCCGCTTGCGCACCACGTTGATGTGCAGGCCGGTGGCCTGAACGATCTCGCGCTCGGTGTAACCAGCTTCGTTGAGGTCCAGGATCGCCTGTACGTCGCTGACCGGATTGGCGCTCCGCACCGCGTTGGCGGTGACGGCGAGCGTCGCCTCGACCAGCGGATCGACCTCGATGACGTAGGCGCGGATCGCGGTCCAGCCCAGCTCACGGGCGGCGGCGATGCGACGGCGGCCGTCAACGATGCCAAATTTGCCGTCCGATCCGGTGCGGGCGTTGAGCAGAACCGGCTGAAGCTGACCGCGGCGGGCCAGACTGTTGCGCAGCTCCGCGCTCGGTTTCAGCGCTTGCTCCGCGACCAGGTACAGGGCGATGCGCTGCTCGTCGATCTCGTCGAGGTTGAGGTCGGGGAAGAGCGCCGCCAGATCGAGCTGCGTCTCACTCATCGGGACCGCCCTCCTCGTCCACCGTCTCCCAGGAGAGCACGCTGTACCAGTCGTTGGGGTCGTTGGCATTGATGACGAGCATTTCCTCGTCGTCGGCGTTGCGAGCCTTGAACTCGGCGATCTTGCGATCACGCGCCGCGATGCTGGTGACGTGCTCGACTTCATCGGCTCCCATATTGCCGCCGAGATACACGAGAATGAACTTGGTCATGATTCCTCCGGCGTGTGGACTCCCATCTATAAGGAAGCCGGGCCAGCGCTGGCCGGCCCGGCTGGGCGCTACTCCTCGGACTGAGCAGCCCGCGCCTTGGCGATGTGGTGGTCGAGGACGTTGCGGTAGCTCGGGCACTCCGTCGGCCCGTCGAAGAGGTAATCTCCTCGGTCGCCGTGGTGGACCATCGGCATCACCAACGCCGTGACCTGCTCACCCTCGGCGGAGAGGGTGCGGAACTCGACGGCCTGGTCGCAGCCGAACATGCGCACTTCCACCTTGCCGTCGGTCCCCTCGGCCGCAGTGGCGAGGAAGGTGGCGATGCGCTTCAGCAGGTTGGCGTTCAGCATCACGACGGAATGCGGCACCTGGTCGCGGACCAGCGTGTGAACGTCCGGCGGAGTCGCGGCTCCGGGCTGCTGGAAGCTGAGCTTCACGTCCGGCTTGGCGTCGGTGACGATCTCGCCATCGATCTCGCCGCGCAGTGTGAGATGGGCGCCGGGCTTGGCCTTGGTCGTCTTGGTGATCGCGGCCTGAAGCGTCTTGCGCGGGATGAGCGTCTGTTCAGGGATCGCCGGCCCCAGCCGATCAACCGGCTTGACCATGCCGGCGATATAGCCGTCGGCGGCCTGGAAGCGCCCCTTCAAGAACCAGGCGTGCGTGAGCACCGGGCGATCCTCCTCGCCAGCGGTCATGTGGTGCAATGCCAGCGCCGCTCGGGAGATGTGGTGGGTGCCCTCCTCCGTCTCACTGATGACGGCTGTCGGCTCGATGGTTGCGGTCATTTCGGGAATCTCCTTTGGAGGTGAGGCGGACCGGACCGGCCGGTCCGCTCGCTGTTGTCGTGGGCGACTACGCCTCGATCTGTTTGGCGAGATTGATGGAGCGGCCTGCGACGACGCCGGCGTTGTAGCCGTTGCGATCGCTGAGGCTGGAGCGGGAGCGGGTCTGGCGGGAGTTGGGGAAGAACTCGCGCATCGCCCGCGCCAGCGCGTCGTTCTTGACCACCACGAGGGCGTTGACCGACGCCTCCCCTTCGGCCCGCTTCTGCTCCTCGAACTGCGCCTTCAGGCGATCACGGAGGGTTTGACCGGCTCCGATGCGGAACGAGTTTTTCCATGCCCGGACAGTCGAGAAGCGCTTGTCCATCGGGCTGAGCACGTCCCAGCCGACATCGGCCAGGCGCATCACCTCGTTGACGAGGTAGTCGTAGAGGCCGGTAACGATGGCGATGTTGTGTTGCTCGCCGATGATGTAGGCGCCACGGCCCTTGGGCGGAAAGACCACTTTGCAGAAGGAGTAATCGCAGATCGCGTGGAGCAGGTAGCGCCGCCAGTTCATGCCGGCGCCGAGGTCGATGGTGACCTTCTCGTAGCCGTGCTGGTCGTTGCGCGACGCGCCGTCCACCTGCGCCTGCGTCAAGTTGTAGCGGAGCATGAGGCGCTGAATCGCCGCGACCGCGGCGGCGGCTTCCTCCGGGGTGCCCGGCCGATCGGCCAGGCCGCGGAGGCGGGCGATCTTGTCGAGGATTGCGGTCAGGTCCGTGTTCACTGGTCGTCTCCGTACTAACGAATCGTTGCCCTCTGGCTACCGGGGAATCGGGCCGGGTTGCCCCGACCCGAGGTGGGCTACTGGATGGCGTACAGCATCACCCCCTTCAGGTTGATCTCCTCTTCGAGGCGGATGATCGAGAGGCGGATCGCGTGGCGGTCCCAGTGGTCGCAGCCATTCAGTTGCTTGCGCAGCTTGGCCAGCTTTGCGGCCATCTTGCTGATCTCGCGGGCCAGCTCATCCTTCATCGTGTTCTGCACGGTTTCGCGGATGTCGCTCCGGGTGGCGATCAGCTCGTTCTGGACGCTCACCTCGTTTTCGGCGTCACAGCGGCGATCGAAGACGCCGACGAACACGGGAGCGCAATCCTCGCCCGGCACGAACGCCTGGAACTGGCCCTCGAACTCCATCGTCCAACCGACCACCGCGCCCTTGCCCAGGTAGCTGTCGCGAATCGGGGTCATCGTGCTCGTCAGCATCTTGGTCGTCTCCTGTGAGCTTCTCTTTGGTAGCCCCATGGCTACCATTGTACCTACATTATACCCATAGAGTTGCCAGCGTGCAACCCTATTGCAGACTTTTTTCTCGCCGGAATTGGGCGCCGGAAGCAGGAATCCCCCCGGCGCGTTGCGGCCTATTCGTTCTCGATCTCGACCGGGAGGCCCGACCGCCTGGCACGCTCCAGCGCGGCGATGTGGCGGCCACCCTCGGGATCGTTGATGACGGTGAGGTGGTGGATCGGGAGAATGGCGAAGATACCGAGCTGGTAGTCCGGGGTGAACCCATCCGGTCGGCGCCGGGCGCGGTAGGTCGTCGAGCCGACGGTGCGATCGACAGAGCGCCAGGGCACCTGCGGATCGAGCACGGTCTCGCCGCCCTCGACATCTTCCCAATAGAGCGCCTGGCACATCTCGTCCGGCTGGGGTCCCTCGACCGGGATGGCCATGTGCTCCATGCGCCTGGCCGGGCAGCCAGCCAGGGGTGACCAGCCGGTGGCCTCGGGCCGGCGCTCCACCACGTCGTCGCGCAGGATCGAGCGCAACTGGCCTGCGTTGCGGATCAGCGCCCGTGCGTGAAGCAGGAAGAGCTTGGACGCCTTGGAGAGCCGGCTGAAGTCGGTGTTGGTGGCGATGCGGCGGCTGACGCCGTAGCGGCGCATCTCGGCGATCATGTCCGCCACGTTCGGGTAGTGCGTCGAGCCGACCCAATCGAAGACGTGGGTGACGCCGCCGACATCGATAAGCTGGACGCCGATCGGTTCGATCCGGAGCCGTTCGGCATCCACCGGCCGCGGCGGGCAGGGCAGGAAGTCGTCGAGGGGCACACCCCGCTCGCCGGTCGGGATGGTGATGTAGGTGCCGCCCTTCTGGCGGCGTCCGCAGCCGCGCACCACCTTATGCATGCTGCACCTCGCCAGCGTTGGCGGCCGGCCACCATGCGAGATTGATGCGCGTGAGGTCCAGTTCATCCATTTGTTTCCACCCGTTCACTAAACAGATTACGTGCCACCGCTTCCATCAGCGGGTAGAGCGCCAACAGCGCAGAGCGAAGGGATCGCTCGGCTTCAAGCTCCATGCAGCTCTCTGGTGCTACGGAGAGGAAGGCCAGGAAGATACCGGCAACTCGGCGCATGGCGTCCAGGTCGTCGGCATCGAGCACTGCGAACATCGGCTCGCCAACCTGGTCGAGTCGCGCCCCCAGGCGTTCGAGGATGCGGGCCGTCTCGTCGAGAACGGCGTGCTGGTTCTCGGGAATCAGCGGGTCCATCGTCGCTCCTGCGTGGGTGGCCGGGGCCATCCCCGGCCACTAGAACGAATTAGAACACATGTTCTAGATTTTCGGGTACACTCCGCAACCAAGGGTCTCTTCCAGGACCGTCAGGTACGCGACATAGGCGACATGCTTGCAGGGCTTGCCGAAGCGGCCCGCCTTGCAGGTGCAGGTAGTCGTGGTGGCCTGGTAGACGTTCTTGCCGCTGAACACATCGAGCGTGCCCGGCCGGCTCGTCTTTTCGGCGCGGAGGCCGGAGGCGATCGCCCGGCTGATCGCCTCATCGAACTTGGCATCGCTGAACTGCTGGCTCGTGATCTCGCTGAGGGTCATTGGTCGTCTCCTCTGTGCGCACTTTTCGTAGCCACATGGCTACTCTCTTAGTATAGCAATAACGTTGCCAGTGTGCAACCATTGGTTGCCAGTCAGCGACGAACAAGATCAGCCAGGCGGGTGTAGGTCTCGAGGAGCCGGAGCCAGAAGTCGGTCAGTTCCTCGCGGCGCTTGGGATCGGGTTCGGCGTCGATGACCTCCCAGCCGTTGTCGAGCCGCTGGTGCAACTCGGCCAGCCGGCGCTCGTCGTTCATGGTTGCCATCGCCTCCCCTCCCCTACGCGCAGGCCGGGCACCGGCCGTGCTGGTCGGCCGGCTGCACCTGCGACGCCACATCGATCGCGCCCAGGCCGAGGCCGAGGTGGTCGTACTCGCCGCGCACGATGCAGTTGATGTGGGCGAGCATTTGCGGGAACTTCATCCAGCTTACCGTGAGCGATTCGAGCTGCTCGCCAGTGTCGGAGCGGACGACGGCGTATTCCTGCGCGGCATCGGCCGAGGTGGAGTCGTTGAGCAGCAGGTAGTTGCCGAGGCGGAATCCGGTGCAGAGGGTCCAGGTATGGTCCGTGAGCATCGCGGCCAGGGTCGGGTGCTGAGTCGCCTCGACGACGCCCCAGACGCGGTTGCGGTGCAGCACTAGCGCACCTCCCTGGCGAGCATCTGCTCCCGGCGCCGGTGCAGCGCATCGGCCACCTGCGGCCCGCGGACGTGCAGGCGGCGGGCGGTGCGGATCGCCCTGTCCCAGGCATTCATCGTCGTGCGCAGCAGCGTCGCTTCGGCCGGGTGCAGCGACCGGTTGAGCGCGATTTCCGCGTCCGACTCGGCCTCGCCGTAGCTGGGCCAGGAACGGTACTGAGCAATGCCCCTCGCCGTGAAGAGACGGTGGGCGATCAGCGCCCCAACGATGCAGCAGCGCGGAGCCGGAAGGTCGTCGCCGAGGGGCAGGTCGATGTGGCAGGTATTTCCGTCGATCGGGGCGGCCAGAACCTCATCGGCCGCGGCGTCTCCGAAGATGGAGCGGAGGGTCGGGGTGTTCACGCAGGTCATTCCTTCAGGTGAAGCGGCCACCGCTGCGGCCGCCGGTACATCTCGGTGTTCCAATTCGTAGCTAGGCGGCAACCCTAGGCGCAGAAGAATGTGCCGATGTGCTCCTCCCAGGCAGCCGAGCCGTCGTAGCCGGCCAGGTGCTCCGCGAATCCGGTAAAGAAGCGGTCTGCCTCGGCGGGTTCCGGAGCGACGCAGACGACGATTTGCTCGTCGTCATCGTTGAAGAGGGAGACCGACCAGGGCAGGCCGGGCAGCGTTGCGCTCTCCTCGCCTGGCTCGTCGAAAGCCAGAACGACGGTGAAGGGGCCGCAGTAGGCGATGGCGCTCTGGTCGGGGTATCGCTCGATCGCGATGGCGTGGCGGATCATTGGTCGTCTCCGTTTGAGGTGCGTGGCGCCGGGCCGGTCCCGGCGCCGGGGGTGCTTACGCGGGCGTCTCGGCGAACGCTGCGGCCCAGGCGGCCAGGACCAGCTCGTTCGCCCGCTCCTTGCCGGCGCGGCGGCTGAGCTCGTCCATCAGCTCGCGCTCCTTGGCGAGGTTGGCCTGGATGCGCGAGGTGATCTCGGTGTGCTCGGGGCCGCGCTTCAGTTCCCAGCGTTCGCGGACCCATACGGTGTCGTTCTTGGTGCATTCCACGATCTGGGTGAAGAGGCGCTCCTCGATCTTGGTCATCGGCATCGTCGCGGTCATTGGTCGTCTCCTTTGGGCTGGGTGAGCGCCGGGCGTCCGGCGCTCCGGATTCCTAGTGGGAACGGCGCACGGTGATCTGGAACTCCTCGCCACCGGCCAGGCGGATCACGATGCCCTCGTTCGTTGTGAGCAGCTCGGCATCCTTGAAGCTGCGGACATCCGCGACGAGATCGGCCAGCTCCTCGTGCTCGAAGATCGCCTCGGACAGCAGGTCGGCCACTCGCTTCTCGGTCATTGGTCGTCTCCCTTAGGGTTTCATTCGGTAGCCCCGTGGCTTCCCGTGGTAGCTCTATTATACCCAAATAGTTGCCAACGTGCAACCCTATAAGGGACAGTTTTCGCTCACTGCGCCGGGACAATCCGGGACGTGGCCGGGTGGTAGCGAACTCCCTCGCGGACCAGGGCCGCGATGTCGAGCGGGCGGTAGCAAATGTCGTTGAGCACCTGGGCGATGCGATCGGGCGAAGGCTCGAAGCGGAGGCCACCGGGCCATTCGAGCTGGAGGGTGCGAACGGCGATCGCCCGCAGGATCGGATCGGACGCCGCTGTGCGGTCGAAGCGCTTGCTGATACCGGGGCACTCGGCCTGGCGGTGGCGCACGTAGCGCTTCACGTCGTTGTCGACCGCGGTGAAGCGGCGCGGATCGAAGCTCGGAATCATCGCTGGGTCTCCCTGGGTGAACACCGGCCAGGCCGGGCTAGAACGAGTAGTCGTGATATTTCTTGCGGACGCCGAAGCGAACGCCGTTGTCGGAGCCGCGGGTGCGCCAGCCGTTCTTGCGCCAACTCACCTCCCACGTCTGGCCCTGCGGGTCGCGCTCGTACTGGTAGGTCTGGCTTTCGCTCATGCCGTTCGTGTCGGTGCGCGTCGCCTTGTCTTCCTGAATCACGATCACCGGGCGCTTACCGCGGCGCACCTCGATCACGGTTGCCGGGTAGCGGTCGGTCCAGGCGAGGACGGTGGCCGGGTCGCCGACGTTGATCGTCTCGGCAATCTCGGCCGGCTGGCCGCTCATGGCGTAATTGATGAAGCTGCCAGTTTCCGTTCCGGGTTTGAGTGCCATTGCCCTACCCTTCCAGTTCGTGCTTCACGAAGTCGGCGGCAAGGATGCGGGCCTCCTCGTCGCACAGCTCGCAGAACGCATTGCCGCGGCTGATGTTCTCGGTGTGCCCGCATCCGGCGCAGTAGCCACCCCGGCGTGCTGCCTCCAGCTCGGCGTTGATCTCGGCCAGCACCTCGGCCAGATCCGTGTCGGTTCCTGTGGTCATTGGTCGTCTCCTCGTGCCGTGCGACCGGGCGATCCCCGAACAGTAGTAGCCTCATTATATACAAAACGTTGCCACTATGCAACCACTGCATCAGCCTGGGGCACCGGCCTGCCGGTGATGCGGGCGATGGTTCTGCGCAGGGTGGCCGAGGTGCAGTAGAGCCGTTTCTCGCCGCCAACGTGAACGATGACGCGCTCGAAGGCGCTGGGAACGGTGAGGTGCGCGGCGTTCACCGCCAGCTCGATCGGCTCGAAGTGATCGCGGCGCTTGCGGGCGTAGGCCAGCAAGCCTCGCGTGCCGTGGCGCAGGGCGGCAATCTGGTGAGACGCCTCGGCGCGGGTCTGTGGCTCGGGCATGGTGAGGGCAATGGCGATGACCTTGGTCCGGAGCAGCCAGCCGGAGGCGGGCATGGTCGGGTGGCGGTTGAAGATGCTGGCGGTGTGGCGGAGCTGGCGCTCGATCAGCTCCGCACCCGAGCGGAGCTGATTTGTGGTCGGTGTGGTCGGCATGGATCGCTCTCCTAGCAGGCGGTGACGTGCAGCAACATCTGGGCGGCGGTGCGCATCCCCCAGGTGGGGAAGGAAACGCGGGAGACCTCCTGCCACTGCTCGGCGCCGGCGTTCCAGGCCAGCTCGATCAGCACCGTCAACTCGGAGTCCACGGGGCGGTGCATTACCAGCGCCCGACCGGTTTCCTCCGGCAGTTTCACGGTGATCGCCTTGTTGAGCAGGGTGAGGAATCCGGCGTCGAGGTACTCGTTGAGCCGGAATGCAATCTCGTCGAGGCGCTCCAGATTGCGGGCGGTTTCCGGCTCGATGGTGAACAGGACTGCGGACATCGGTCGTCTCCCTGGGGCTTAGGCGAACAGCGCCTTCAACTGGTCGGTCTCGGATTCACGGAGGGTGATCTGGGTCCGGGTCAGATCGACCTTCCAGCAATGGAAGGTCTGGGAAAAGATCATGCGCTCGATCGTCACCGCCGGTTCGTCCGCGGCGAGGGTGGTCGGGGTCGCCACCGTGGCCACGCCACCGCGCTCGGTGTGTCCATCGGCGTACTCCTTGGCCCAGGCGTTCGCGGCGAGGATGACGGCGCCGGGCTCGACCTCGCCCTCCAGGGCGCAAAGCAGTTCGCCGCGCTTCTCGACATTCAGCTTCCACATGGTTGGTCGTCTCCTTTGTGGCTTCTTTTCGTAGCCCTGTGGCTACTTACTCAGTATAGCAATAACGTTGCCATCGTGCAACCATACGTAGCGTCACCACTACGAATGATGGAAGCGCACCTGCGGCGGTCCGTCCCCCGCGGGCACCTCGGCCGCATCGGCAAAGAGCGCCGGCGCGGCCGCAAGCAACGTGGTGAAGATGGCGTAGGCGAACTCGCGGATGCCGAGGTCGGCGTGCTCGTCAGTGCGCAGGGCGATGATGTGGCGGGCCGCTCGGGCGTTGAGCGTAATCATGCCGTCGCTGGCCCGGCAGCCTGGCAGGACGCCACGGGCGGCCTCCTTCATGCGCTTGCGCTTCAGCGTGCCCTCATCCCCGGCCGATTCGGCCAGCCGGCGCAGTTCCTCATAGGCGGCAACCTGGCGCCGAATCCCCTCCTCGAAGATCGCCCTGGCCTCGGCCGAGCCGCGCAGCCGCGGCGGGATGACGAAGCGCAGGTGCTTGTCGGTGAAGCGAGTGGACTCCCAGGAATAGCCGGTGCCGGCGCGGTGGCGGACGAATTCGAGCTGGATGTCCCGCGCAACATCGGCGACGAGCAGGTTGAAGGTGACGTGCTCGATCACCGATCCGTGCCCGTGGGAGAGCACCGAGTCCTGAAGGTAACGAACGCGGTCCCGGCTCCCGGCGTTGCCGAACGACAGGTAGCAGACCCGGCCCGCCCACTCGGCGACCGTGGCGGGATCGCCGGCGTTGACCTCCTCGGGATCGATCGACGGCCATTCCTCGCCACGGTAGGCGAGATAGCCGGCGAAGGCGTCAGGGCGGGGCAGCGTCGATCCGACCAGGAAGACGCGGGGCGCGTGGTCGAGAAAGTCGATTGCGGTGTCCATCATGGATGCTCCGGGGTATTGGTCTGCGGACGGTTGGATATACTGCGCGGCGAGACGACCACCAGTTCAGAGGAGACGACAGATGCGAGGGGTGGTCGCCGTCGTGGCGGCATTGGTGATTGGCGGAAGTGTGCTGGCGGCCGAGCCGGCTCCGACGCCGCTCGGCAACGAGGCGCAGCTCGCGCCGGCCAACGTCACGGTGAAGGTGGCGGCGGTGCAGTTCGCCGACGATCCGACCGAGGTGATGCAGCTCGAACCAGGCGAGTTCACCGAGGATCAGGCCGGGGTGATGGTCACGCTCGACATCACCAGCCACGAGCCGGAGCCGTTTCCGCTCAATGGCGTCTTCGAATTCCGCCTGATCGACGGCAACCTCCAGGAGCACAAGACCCCGTCGTCCGCTCCGACCTGCGGTAGCCCGGAGACCTTCTGGCTCTTTGCCGGCGAGCTCCGGCCGGAGGCGACCGGATCGATCACGGTCTGCTGGCTCGTGCCGGCCGATGCGGTCGAAGGCTCGTTCATCACGTTGCGCTGGGCCGATTACGGCCAGGGCGAGCCGGTGCCGTTCGCGCTCACACCCGCTGCCGGCGCAAGCCCGGTCGCCTCTCCGGCGGCCTCGCCCGCACCCTGACGTGAAAGCGGGGCCGGATGCCCGGCCCCGCTCCACTCATTCCTGCTTGCTGCCGGTTGCTCCCGGAAGGAAGGGGCTGGTCGCCACCTTCACGGCGTCCCAGGCTCCACCAGCGGACAGCCCGGCAAAGAGACCGCCAAGCACCGTCTCGTAGCCGTTCAGCCCGGCGTCGAACGCGCCATTGATGAGCACCACGACCAGCAGGCCGAAGATCAGGTTCACCACCGGGGCGAAGCGCGTCGGCAGGCCGACCTGCTTGGCCACTTGCGTCAGGGCCGCCGTGAAGATCGCGCCGCCGCCCAGGCTGCTAAACAGGCTGCTCAGAGTATCATCCATCGTTTTTCTCCGTTTCGTGGCTCAGGGGCCAAATCTGCGCTTTCTGCGCCCTCTTACTTCGGCTTGCTCCAGTAGGTGGAACCGTCGGACCAGCGGTAGACCTCGCCCTGGTCGCCCTCGATCCCACGGCGGATCACCTCGACCAGGAACGGCCACTTGCCGTCCTCGAAGGTGCCGCCGGCCGGGATGCTCTTCTTGCCCCGCGCCAGCCAGACCTGGGACGCTGCGCGGCTGAGATCGAACTCATACGTCTTGCCCCACGGCGCGACGTAGCTCTTGTAGTAGCGGCGGGCGAGCTGCTCGGTCATGCCGGCCGGAAGGGTGTGCTTCTCTTCCTCGACTGGCGGTTCCTCGGTGGCCGGCGGCGTCTCGGTGGTGATGCCGTAGGCGGCATCGACGGCCTCGCGTCCCGCCACGGCGGCGCGGCTCGGGAATCCGGCAGCATTGATGATCGCCAGATCATCAGCCATGAGGAGCGAGCCATGTTCGAGCACCAGACGAACCATGCGGTCGCGGTGCGCCGAGGTGTAGGCAAAAGTGGCCAGGCGGGCGTCGTACTGGATGGCGACCCCGGTCTGCGTCTCGCTCATCAGGCCCGGCTCGACCACACCGGAGGAGCGGTACGGCAGCCCGGTGATCGCCCGCATCCGGTCGGCCCACTCACGTCCGACCTTGCGGTCGAGGATGTTGTTGGCCCAGGTGTCGGTCGAGAGCTGCGGCAAGGTGATCGCGGTGCCGAGGCCGGTAATGTCCGGCACGATGGCGAAGTGACCGCGGGCGTATGCGCCCTCGTAGTGCAGGTCGAGCAGCACGAGATCGCCGGGGTTGTTGACGCCCCACTGGTACGCCTTCATCGACACGGTGTCGAGACCGCCCACGGTGTCGTCCGGATCGGCGTCTCCGTCCACGTCGCGCTGGAGCCACCAGACCTCATAGCCAGCCGAGGCGAACTCGGTGTAATAGGCGGCGGCGAGGGCCGGCGTGCGGTCCTTTTCGTTGGGGTTCCCGGCATCGTTGTAGCTGCGATGCCCGGCGATGAGCAGCACTTTCGGTCGGCTCACGGATTCACTCTCCTTCTGCGGTTGTTCCGATGCCGTGGTGGTGGGTTTGATCCGCCCGAAGAGGGCGGCATAGCGGGCGACGAGCGCGGTGGCGTGGTCGGGGTTGGTGGCCCAATTGCCGTTGCCGAGATGGCCGACCTCGCTGATCCGGCCAAACGTCTTCACCCGATCGAGCGCGTCGTCCCAGCGCGGATCGAAGGTCACCCAGCGTGCTCCGAGCGGGAGCGCCCGGCCGTAGACGTAGGCCATCGCGTGCGCGGCGAAGGCATGGGCGGCAGCCTCCGGTGAGGTGAAGGTGCCGCCGGCGTAGGTGCCGTCGTCGAACGCGGCGAGGCCGCCGATGTTGCCGTAGGTGACGAAGAGAGCCGACGTGAAATTGCCGGTCTCGAGCGCAGCGTCAGCAGCCCAGATGTCGCCACGCAGCCCGATCGCCCGGAGGTCGGCCAGCAGGACTTTGAGCACCTGGCGCGTGAAGGCCGGGCGCTTCGGATTAGTCGCCATGATGGCGTCGATGATCTGATCGTCGGTGAGCGGGGATACCCCGGTCAGCCGGGTGGTGAGCCGGATCGTCGGCATCTCAGGACTCCTGACCGCGCACCTTTCGGTAGTGCGGGCTGTGGTGGTCGCGAATGATGGTGAGATGCGGGCGCTGGCTGTTGCGGCGCTCCTCGGCGACGACGGCCTCGACGCGGAGCATCCGGGCGTGTGCCCGGTTGAGCGTCTCCTCGACGTTGTGCCGTTCAGCCTGGCGCCGGCCGAGCCATTCCATCGCCCGGTTGAACATCACGCCGATCCCCCACGGGCGGCGTGCTCCAGCTCCTCGATGCGGTCGAGCAGCCGGCTGCGCTCCGCGGCCGCCTCGCGCCGCTGTTCGTCCACCAGCGAGTCGGCCCGCTCGGTCGTGCGATCGAGCTGCGCCGCCAGCCGGTCGTACTCCCGGCCGGTCACCAGATCGCCACGGATCAGGGACCGGACGACCAGTAAGGCCAGGCCGACCGAGACGCTCCACCCGGTCGTATCGGTGGCAAAAGCTGTCCAGTCCATGCTCCTCTGCTCGCTGAATCGCCATGCCGCCCCCAATTGCCAACGAGCTTACAATAGGTTGCCATATGGCAACACCTGATTGTAGGACGATCGGCGCCGGATCGAGCTAGGACAGCACGTCGCGCAGGCGCGGATCGTCCCTGAGCAGGGAACATAGGAGGGTGGAGGCGGCGCGGAGGCCGTCGATCACGTTGTCGAGGGACGGCTCGTCCTGGGCGGCAAAGGCGCGAAGCCGGGCCAGGCCATCACGGAGGGCGGCCAGCTCGGCGCTGACCATCTCCGGCGTGAAGTCGGCCATTGCCGCCGCCGGATCGGCATCGGCGGTGATGAGCAGCACCTCGGGCCGCCCGGCCTCGTCCATGCAGATCGAGACCGAGGTGACGGTGATGCCGCGGCCGGCCAGGAATTCGGTGACCGCCGCCGGGGTGTCCTCGCTGACGGCGGCCCGCTGGGTCTCATTCATCGCGATGGCGTAGTCCACTTCCCTATTCCCTTTCCGCAACGATGTCGAGCGACGGCGCACGGCAGCCGGTCGTCCCAGCGCTGTTCGAGTGGTAGAGCAGCCGGACGGTGATAGTTCGGCCTCCTTCGACGTGGAGGCGCTGGGTTGCAATGGGATAGGTCTCACGGGCGGTGGTCAGCGTCGCCGTGCCATTGGCGTACAGCCCGCCGTCGATCTCGATAGCGCGGCGCATCGAGCCGGAGGCGGAGTGCGAGAAGTTGCCCTGCGCCCGCACCTTCACCGTCCAGGTGCCCTCCGGCAGATCGATCGTGGTGGCCAGCGCCTCTTGCAGGTTGGCGGTGTCGGTGGTCGAGCTGACCGTTGCCGCCGTGGCCGAGGCCGACTCGTGGACCGAGTGCGGCGGATGATCGTGCTCCGGCACCCAGCCGCTTCCCACGTCGGTCTGGCCGTCAAGCAGCACCGAGCCGATCGCCACCTCGAACAGCCCCGGAATCCGGATCGTGATAACACCGTCGCCGATGTCGGCCGGCACGCCGCGCAACTTGCGCACCTCGCGTTCGCCAGGCTCCCCTGGATCGAACGAGGCGACACGCAGGCGGCCGTTGTCGTTGATGCCGAGCACCTGCCAGTAGCCGACCATGCGGCGAATCGCCTTGGCCACGTCGTCGGAGAGCCGCACCCAGAGGCCCTGGGCCAGCGTCGAGTTCATCGCCATTCCTCCGTGCGGTTCAGCTCGGACGTGATGATGCCCTTGGCCCCCTGGAGGGTCAGCACCCACGTTCGCCGCCACCACTTGCCGCCGTAGTGCTCGTTCTCGTGCCGCACATCCAGCTCGACGACCTGGTTGGCGTCGCAACCGAGGTCCAGAACGCTCTGCACGGTCAGCGTGCGGTAGAAGCTCGCCCCCTCGTCGAGGAGGCGCTCGGCCATCTCGCGGGCCTGGGCCGCCGTCTCGATCTGCGAGTCATCGACCGGATCACCGGCGAGGACCAGCGGGAAGGTGTCGGGGTCGTTCGGATCGTGATAGAGCGGATGATCCGGGTTGGTCACCCGTGCCGTGTAGGAGATCACCGGCTTGTCCGGCGAGATGTTGCGGACGGTCTGCTGGTTGCGCAGGCGGCCCCAATCCGGCTCGCTGCGGATGGGTGGCACGAGTCGAGCCCGGCCCTCATGCGTTGAGAGCTTCAGCGCCGGCGTCGCTTCGGCCAGCAGGCGATACGGCCGGGTTCGGATGACGCCGTAGTCATCGCTCCAGACGGCGTAGTAGCTCGCCTTGGTGTAGAGCTCGTTGATGTGGGCCAGCGCCGAATCGCCAGGATTGATCGTGTACGCCTCGGCCAGCACGTAGGAGGTGTCGGGCAGGTTGAGCTGGCTCGGCATCAGCCCGGCGGCCAGGGCGATGTCGCGGGCCGCCACGCCGCAGTTCGTTCCGGCCGGAATGACCACCGTGCCGGAGAACTGCCAGTTCGCCAGGAGAATGCACACATCCTGCGCTTCCAGCGAGCCGGACAGGCGGCCCGGTGTCAGTTCGGTCGTCGGCGGCGTGACGAGGAAGTGCCCCTTCGGCCGAGACTCGATCCAGCCGGAGCCGTCCGCCATCGTCACGACCGGGATCAGCCAGTCGCGCCACGGGGTCAGCCGGTCCGGATTGCTGATGTCGAGGCTCAGCTTGCGCTTGATCTGCGTGTCGTTGTTGTGCTCGATCCGGCCCTGAACCGGAACGTCGGTGGCGATGCGCTCGATGCGATGCCCGTAGCGGTCCGAGCGCCACAGCTCCAGGCTGACCGCGAAGAGACCACCGGGGAGCGGACCGAGCGTCATGTCGATAAAGCTCATCACAGCCCCCCGACCCCGGCGGTGCCGTAGACCGCGCCGATCTCGACGGCGACCTGGGTGAAGGTCAGCGACATCTCGCCGATGTGGTTGACGTGGTGATCGGTCTCACGGCCACGGCTGAACATGACAACGAGGTTGCGTCCCTTGGGATCGCGATAGGAGATCACTCTCGGCCGGAGGCGTCCGTCGGCGTCCTGCTTCGGCCCGGCCATCGAGCGCACCGCCGCCACGATGTCGCGGGCGGTGTAGCTCCCCCACTCGTCGTCCATCACCATGAAGGTGCCGCTGACGACATTGCTGTTCGTGCTCCCCTGGAACCCGATCGGGTGCTCCGTCCAGCTCGGCACCACCTCGACATCGGTGATCCAGTCGGCGCCGCGCTCCTCCCAGAAGCGGAGCGGTGCGCCGATGGCATCCTCGTCGAGGGTGATGATCGTGGTGTCGATCAGGTTGACGCCCAGCTCCGCGGTGGAGCGCTGGCTCTCGACGGTATCGACTTCGTTGATCTCCCGCAGGTAGGTCGCGCCGAACTGGTAGACGTGGCCGCTGGTGGGCGTGCGGAACACCCAGCTCGTCTCGCTGCGCGACGTGATGACCGCCGCCATCGTCTCCTCTCCCGTGCCGATGTCGGTGAGGTAGAGCACGTAGCCCTTGAACTCCTCATCCGGCGCGGTGGCCTGGGAGACGGGATTCCACGACACCTCGATCTGGCTCCAGGTGCTCGGCGGCTGCGACGCCTCGAACGGGCCGGGGATGCGCACCGCCGTCATGCCGCCCGGCCCGACGAATGCCGGGTACTGGATCGTGAAGAACGTATCCACCCAGCCGGACATCCCATCGACCGCTGTGACCTCGATCTGGGTGCGATAGGTGATCTGGTTGCGCAGGATGCCGCTGGCGACCTGGTGGCTGGCCGACGATCCGCTCACACTCGAGCTGAACTCGTAGACCAGGGCATTGGTCGCCGCATTCCAGATGCGGATGCTGTAGCTGACGATCGAGCGATCGACCGTGAAGCTGATCGTCGGTGTGCCGGTGGCGATCACCGCGTCGGGCGCCGGGCTGGTCACGGTGATCTGTGGCGGCTCGGCGTAGGTGAAGGTCTGCCACGTCGTCCACTCGCCCGCCAGGCCCCATGGATCGACACCGCGCACCCGCCACTGGTAGTCGCCGTAGTCCGGCATCTCCGTCGCGTTGGGCTGGCCGTAGTGGCGACCATCGCCGTAGGAGCGGCGGATGAACGGGATCACCACCCCGTTTCCGGCGTCACCGGCCGGGCGCACCGCGAACTCGGCGACCAGTGCGGCCGAATCATCGTTCGGGTCGGCGATCAGGGCGGAAAGCTCCGGATAGTCGCCGAACGCGCCACTGGTCGGCAGGGCCGAGGTCGGCGTGCCCGGCGCGGCGTTGACGAGGAACTGTCCGGTCGTCGCCCACACCGACCAGCCGCCGGTGCTGTCCTGAAGCTGCGCCTCGATGCTGTACCGCTGGCCACGAGTGAGCGCCGCCCAGGCGGCAAAGTTGCCCGATCCGGCAGTAATGGTGAAGGTCGTCCCGCTGCCGCTCGGCACGCTGATGGCAACCTGCGTCTCCGGCCGGACAACCGAGCCGCCGGCCGCCTTCACGCGCAGATTGGCCGCCACCGCGGCGTATCCGCTGCCGTGGCTCCAGGTGGTCGCGATCACGAGATCGTTGCCGGGTTGCGCGGTGCGGTTGGTCACCGGCCAGCCATTCTGCTCGCCAGCGATCTGGGCCGGCGTGATGGCGACGCTGACGGCTCCGCCCGAATTGATCGTGAAGGTCCACTCCGCCTGCGGGCTGGGCGTATCGAACTGGTCGTAGACGGTGCAGCGGGCAACGTAGGTGCCCGGCGTTAGCGTGGCCGGCATCCACGTCACACGCCGTGCCGTCTGCTGCGCACCGGTGGCGGCCAGCACGCCGCTGTCACGGAGCCGGCTCGTCTTCTGCTGGTTCCAGACCTCGAAGCGGTAGGACTTCACCTTGTCGGCCTGGCCGAGAGCGAAGCCGGGCAGCACCTCGTCGTCGTCGCGGAAGTCCGCTCCCAGCGTCGGCGAGGCGGTCACCGTCGCGCCGGCGGCAGGAAACAGCCCGGTCGGCGTCTTCGGTGCCCGGTTGTTCTGGATTTCCGCCCACGTCGAGAGCCGCCCTTCCGGCCGCACCGAGGTCGCGCCGAAAGGATCTGGGAAGGAGCTGATCGCCCGGTCGTGCATCAGGGCGCCGGAGTTGTCCTGGCCGTGGACCAGGGTGCCGGAGATGGTGCGGATCGGCAGGGCGTAGTCGATGCCGGTGCGCACCTTGATCGGCGCGGTCGGCTTCACCGTCTGGTTGGCTCCCTCACCGCCCCAGGTCATCACCGTCGCGGCGACGGCATTTCCCGATCCACCGAGCTTGGCGGTAATCGTCGTGCCGGACGCCTCATAGATCGCCTGCGCGTAGGTGGCGTTGCCGTCGCCGTCATTGCCGACGCGGGCGCCGAAGAGATAGAGCCAGCCGTTGGCCGAGACGCGACCCGCGATGGTGCCACGCACCAGGCCGGCAGCCAGGTAGCCGAAGCCGATGTCGTTGCCGCTGGGCTTTCTGCCGAGCGTAGGCACGTTAGACCCCCAATCCATTCACGCCGTCGTAGGCTTCGACGAGCGTGGCGATCACCCGGTTCGCGAAGACTTCACCGTCTTCTCCGGGCTGCTGTGTCACGTTGAGTTCGATGTTCTGCACGCCGATCATCGGCGCTCCGCCGTAGGGATTGGCAATGCCGGTGTAGGCAAGCTGGCGGGCCATCATGTCGTCGAGATACGAGCCGATGCCGTAGTCGAGCGCCCGTGGATCGACGGTCGGAATCGCCGCCTGCATCAGTCGCTCAGCGGCCGAGCGCACCTCGCCCAGCTTGGAGAGCATGCCGACGGCCGGGCCGCGCCCGAGCATCTCGCCGATCCAGGTCGTCAGCTTGGATGGCGAGGCGATCTGCGCTTTCGCTCGCATCGCTCGATCTACCTCAGCGATGATCGCCGATGCGGCCGCCTGCACCCCGCCCAGTGCTGCGTACATGCCCGCTGCTACGCCGTCGCCCGCTGCCTGGCCGACCGAAACGCCGGCAGAGTACATGCGACCGGCGGCCGAGCTGACCGCGCTCACGACTTGCCCCATCGCCGAGCTGATTGCGGAGACGGCTCGCGAGCCGCCACTCGACAGTGAGGTGGCGAGGGAATTTGCCATCCGGCTCGCCTCGGCGGCGATGCGAGAAGCCGCTGTGGTCGCCGCGCTCTGCATCTGCGTGAAGGCGTTCCGCATGGTGGTCTGTGCGTCCGTGGCGGAGCGACGCAGATTGCTGGACATGGCATTCGCCTGAGCCGTTACCTGCGATGTCAGGCGGCCCATTTCGCTTGCAACGCTGCCGGCGAAGGTCTGGAAGGCAACAACGATCTCATCGAGCTTCGGCGAAATGCTGGTTTGCAGCTTGGTCGCCATGCCGTCGGCAAGGGTCGTCATGTCGAGCGTCGTGCTGGCGAGCGCCTGCGCCCGGCCGATCCAACTGACCAGCCCTGAAGAGAGCGATTCGCCCGACAGACCGGAGAGACCGACGCCTGCTACGGTATCGATTGCACGCGCGATGGCCATGCCGAGGTCGCCGAGCATCGTCGCGGTCACGGCGATCGCCCGTGCAATCCACGCCTGCATACCGGCCGAAAGCGATTCACCGGAGAACGCCGCGAAGCCGCCTCCGGCCGCTGTATCGATGCTGATGGCGAACGCCTGGCCGAGCGACGAAATCGAAGTCGCGGTCACGGCAATTGCCCGCGCGATCCACGCCCGCATCGCCCCGCTCAGGGAGTCGCCCGAGAGCGAGCTGAAGCCCGTGCCCGCTGCCGTATCGATGGAAATAGCGAAGGCGTTGCCGAGTTGGCCGATCTGCGTGGCGGTGACGGCGATCGCTCGAGCGATCCACCCGCGCATCCCGGCGCTGAGCGACTCGCCGCTCATGGCCCCGAACGCGGTCCCGACCTGGGTGTCGATCGCCCGCGGCACACCCATCACTGAGTCCGCGGTGAGGTTGTCCCCGATCTTGGCAAGGCCCCGCTCGACCCACGACTTCGCTGCCGTGCCGATGCTGTCCCCGCTCATGCCATCGAGGGCAGTCACGAGCTTGGTGTTTAGCTCCTCTACCTTCCCGTCGGCATCGAAGTTGGAAAAGGCGGTGCCAATGTTGCCGAGAGCGGTCTCGATATTCGTGGCGATTTCGTCGATGCGCTGGTCAAGCGTGACGCCACCGCCAGCCGCCTCCTCGCCCCCGTTGCCGCCGCCACCGATGCCGAGGGCGGAGAGGCCGCTGCCGATCGCGTCCTTGACGCTGCCAGAGACCTCCACCACGATGTCGACGGCCGAGTTGACCGTTTTCGTGACGCCGTTCCAGCCGTCTTCGACCAAATCTTTCGCAGCGGAACCGACCGAGCCGACGAGCTCCTTGACGCTGTCCCACTTGCTGTCGAGGCTGTCGGTGATGGAGTCCTTGAACTCGGCCCCGAGGGTCAGGACGGCGCTCGCGCTCTTTTCGACCGTGCCGCCGAGGCCGCTCCCGTCGTCGCCAATGCCGAAGAACCCGGCAATCCACCCGCCCGCCGTGCTGATGAGCGAGGTCAAGCTACCCCACGCCTCGCCCAGCCCATTGACGATGCTGCCGAGCAGGTTCAGCAGGAAGGAGATCGTGCCGGTCGCCTCCTTCTTGGTCTCTCCGCTCTGGTTGCCGTCCTCCCCGATACCGAAGAAACCGACGATCCAGCCCCAGATCGAGGATATCAGCCCGGTGAGCGATGTCCACGCGCTCCCGAGGGACGACACGAGGGAACCGCCGATTTTCATCAGCAGGTCGTAGCCGGCGACCGGCAGAATCAGGTCTCGCGCTGCAATGCCGCCGTCCTGGCCGATGCCAAAGAAGTCGGCAATCCACCCTGCAACCGAACCGATCAACCCGCTGACGCTCGACCAGGCCGCTCCCAGCGTCGAGCTGAAGGTTCCGCCGAGCTTCATCGCGAGATCGAACCCGGCGACGGGCAGGATCAGGTCCCGCGCTTCAACGCCTCCGTCATCGCCGATGCCGAAGAAGTCCGCGATCCACCCGAAGGCGCTCCCGATCAGGCCGCGCACGCTGCTCCAGGCGGCTCCGAGCGTGGAAAGGAAGGAGCCCCTGAGGTGCATCGCCAGGTCGTAGCCGGCAATGGGCAAGATCAGGGCGCGGGCCTGCACGCCGCCGTCGTCGCCGATGCCGAAGAAGTCCGCGATCCAGCCGGCGATCGACCCGATCAATCCCTTCACGCTCGACCAGGCCGAACCGAGGGTCGAGAGCAGCGTGCCCGAGATGCTGAGGGAGAGATCGAACCCGCCGCTCGCCTCCTTCGGCGGCTGGGCGGTCGCCGAGCCGTCATCGCCGATGCCGAAGAAGTCGCCCAGCCACCCAAAGACCGAGCTAATCAGCCGCTTCACACTCGACCAGGCGGATCCGAGCGTCGAAATCAGGCTGCCGGCCAGGTTCATGACGAGGTTGAACGCGCCGGTGAGGGTTTCTCCGGCAGCGTCGAGGGGGCCTTCGAGCCACGGCACCTTATCGATCAGCCAGTCCTTGGCCTGACCGAACTTGCTGAGCGCGTTCTCGGCGAGGTTTTCGAGAATGTCGAATCCGATCGACACCGCAGCCTTGATGCCGGAGAAAGCGGTTTCGAGCGCCGAGAGCAGCGCGTCCTTGATGGCGCCCCAATCGATGTCGCCAACGGAGTCCTTGATCCAGTCCCACAGCCCGGAAGCGGCGCTGGCGAGCAGGTCGAACGCGGCCTTCGCGCCATCGAGCACGGTGGAGGCGACCGCGGTCCAGTCGATCGCTTTGAAGCCATCGATCAGGGCACTGACGGCCGCTTTCACGCCGATCCAGGCCAGCTCACCGAGCGACTGGAGGTAATCACCGAAGTGACGGAGCAGCCGCTCGCTAACGTCGAGCGCCCCCTTGAAATCGCCCTGAAAGATCTCTTGGATCAGGCGGCCAAAGTCCGTCCAGGCCTTGCCGAGGTTGTGGAGCACGTCATCGAGCGGCTTGAAGCCGGTCGAGATGCCCTTCAGCAGGGAGCCGATGGCTTTAGCCGGCGACGAAAGGAGGTCGCCGAAGCCAGCGACTGTTTTGCGGAGCTTCTGGAAGGCTTTATTCCAGTCCCCGGCGAGCAGGGCGCCGAACATGTCGGTGAAGCCGGAGCCGATCTTTCGGACGGCCTGCCATACCCGGTTGACCGACTTGAAGATGGCATCGAATTCGCCCTGGACGTTGAAGCCGAGGATGTTGGAGAGCACGACGCCCAGGGCTTTGAATGCCGCCTCCAGCTTGCCGACGCCCTGGAACGATTCATAGAGCTTGAACTGGAGCTGGAAATCTTTGATGAAATCCCGAATCCAACCCGCGACCGAACGCACGGCGTCCCCAAAGCCGAGGAAGTTGGTCTTGTAGGCAAGCAGCGCCGCAGCGCCGACGGCCATCGCGCCGAACAGCACCGGATTGGCGGCGATCAGCCCCTTCAGCGAGGTAAGGACCCCCTGTTGCGCAAGCTGGCTCGCCGCGTATGCAGCACGAAGCGTCCGCAGCGCCTTCACCGTCTCGGCGATGCGCGGCAGGAACAGTAGGAAGGTGCCGGCGCCGAGGGTGAGCGCACCAGCCAAACCAATCGCCCCGGCGACCACCGTTTGCAGCGGTCCTGGTAGGCCGATCAGCGTGCTGATAAAGGCGTCGAGCAACTGCGCCCCTTCCCGCAGGAAGGGCAGAAACGCGGAAGTGGCGGTATATGCGAGCGTTTCGAGGCCGCCTTTGAGCTGCTCGACGTCCCCCTTCAGGTTGTCCATCTTGGCCCTGGCGACATCAGCCGCCGAGTTGCCCTCATGGACGCCCTTGGCGTAGTCCTCCCAGCTCTTGCCGGCCGCCTTCGCCGCGTCGGTCTCGGTTTGCAGGAGCGCGTTGATCGCGCGACCGCCCTGCTCGCCGAAAATCATGTTGAGGTAGCGCGTGCGCTCGGTTTCGGTCAGTCCGGAGGTGGCACGATTGACGTTGTCGATGATCTCCGGCAGCGATTTCATCGTGCCCGTCGATTCATCGATCACCGAGAAGGCGCCGCCCACCTGGAGCCCCAACTCCTTCATCGCCCCGGCGGCTTTCCCGCTCGGATTGATCAGGCTGGTGAGCATCTGGTTCAGCGTCGTGCCGGCCATCGAACCGCGGATGCCCTGGTCGTTGAGTGCCGCCAGTGCGGTCACGGTGTCATCGAGCGGGATGCCGAGTTGATGCGCGGTGGTGCCGACGTAGGTGAGGCCGCTGGCGAGGTCGATCACGTCGGCCGTCGAGGCCGCCGCGCCGCGAGCGAGTAGATCGGTGACGGCTGTCGCCTGGTCCGCGGAAAGACCGTACTGATTCATCGCGGCGGTCAGCGTGCTGGCCGCGGTCGCGAGGTCCAGCTCTCCGGCGGTGGCCAGGTTGACCACGGCATCGGCAGCGCCGTTGAGGATGGTCTCGACCGGCATACCGGCCTTACCCAGCTCGGTAATGGCGGCAGCCGCCTCGGTGGCGGAGAAGCTGGTGTCCTTGCCGAGCTGGAGCGCCTTTTCGCGCAGCGCGTCGAGTTCCGCCCCCTGAGCTCCGGTGCCGGCGGCCATGATGGAGAACGCCTGCTCGACGTTGGCGGCGTTCCACACGCCCGCGCCGAAGACGCCGGCGGCAATGGCACCGAGTCCCGTGAGGCCGGTGCCAAGGTCGCGGATGTGCTGCTCGTGTTGCGTGATGAAGGACGAGGCCCCGGAGAAGCTGGAGCCAGCCGAGCTGGAGAAGCCGCGAAGGTCGCCGGCCAGTGCCCGAATGTTCTGCCGAGCCTGAGCAACCTCGATGAGAATGCTGCCCGAAGCCGAACCGAGCGAGACGGACATGACCGACGACCTCCTATGCGTCTCCGTCTAGGCGGAGGAAATCGAGCAAGGCGGCCGGGTCCTTTCGGAACTGCTCGACCTTCCTGTCGACTTCGCTGGTCGTCTCCGGGGTGGTGCGCTTCGTTCGTTTCCTCGCTGTTGGCGGTTCCTGGGGGAGACCGAGCGCGGCGGCGAGGGTTGGGTAACGGGGGACGTGTTTGACCTGTTTCTTCCGTTCGGCCTTGGAGACCGGCACCTCGCGGGTGGCTTTGCGCCGGTCATCGACCCAGCGGCCGAAGTCGGCGACCGCCAGGTCAAAGTCGAGGCAGATGCCAGCGGCCGCTCCTTCAGGCAAGCCCTCCCGTTGCAGGCGCTGGTTCAGGCGCAGCACCGTGCTCGGGCTGACCAGCCCCGGATACCGCCGGATCAACTGGTCCAGCTCCCACAACAGAAACCGGTTGCCCGTCAGGAAACGGGGTCACCTTGGCGGCGGCACCCCTTTCCTGCTGCGAGCAGTGATTGAAAAAGGCGAGGCGGTCGGAGAACTCGATGTCGCGGACCCAGACGCCGTTCTTGGCGTCGGCCTCATCGACAGTGAAGTAGCAGCGGGGTTCGACGAAGCCCATCACGCAGTAGGCATCGACGACCTTGGTGATCGCGCCGAACGTATCGGCCAGCTCGTCGGCCTGCATTGAGGCAACCACGGCCTCCGCCCCGTTCCCGGTGGCGAAGCCCTCCATCTGCTGGACCTCTTCAATCATCTTGAAGATTTCGCGGCGCATGTCGGCCGAGAGCATCGAGAGGCTATCGGCATCGAGGAGCTGCGGGATGCGGGCGCGGACAATCGAGGGGTTGCCGTCGTCGTCGAGGGTGCTCTGGAGCACGAAGTCGAAGCCCTGCTCACGGGCCTGGCGGCGCTTGCGGGCCGCGGCCGGATCGAGGCGCTTCGGTCCCTTCACCGTGGGAATGGGCGCTTTCGGGGTGGGCGGTTGCACGCCCACGGCATACGAAATAGCGGATCGCTCGATCTTCTGGAATTCCGGAAACTCGCTCATCTGATTCCTCCGCACTTGCTCCGCGCTGACCGCGCTTTCCCGTGCCTGACTGCTGATTCGGCTGCTCAGGGGGTTACACAACGTAGCCCCCTGGCAACCTAGTGGAGACTTATGCTGCCGGCGGCAGCGCCACTTCCGTTTCGAACTGCTCGCGCACGAGGAGCACGCCGTTGTGGGCGAGACCCTCGAAGTCGAGCGACGGGGTGTTCCAGGCGTTGACTTCCATCGTCTCGTCGAGACCAGACGTGGTGATCGCCCGGAGGATGGTTGCGCGGTAGGCCGAGCCTTCGGCATCGACGCCCGGAGCCTGGCCGCAGATGCGGTAGTAGGCATTGGTCACGCCGTCGGCCTCTTCCAGCTTGGTGACCGCGGCGGGTGCCGTGCCGGTGGTTTCGGCCTCACCGCCGAGCATGACGGCGAGCGCGGCGAGGTTGATCTGGCCGATCTCGATGGAGCCGGTCAGCGACTTCGGGTTCCGCGCCTTGGCGATGATCTTGTTGTCGCCTTCCAGCTCGTCGGAGTCGGACGAGATGGCGAATGCCAGCGAGCGGGCGCCGGGGACATCCACCCATGCGCCGAGCGTGAAGGCCGAGCCGGTCAGCGGGGCCACCTGAAGGTCGGCGAGACCACGAGGAATTTCTGCAACTCCCACGATTAGCTCCTTTCGGGCGGATCACACGCCCCATTGGTCGGTTCGTACTCCGTCCTGACCAGACGCCCGGTCAGCGAGTCCGCGATATGGAAGGTTTTGAATCCCTGGCGCTTGCAGCGTTTCTGCGTGCAGCGCCAGCGCACGTATCGCTTGTTGACAACCACCAGTGCGTGGCGGTTACCGGCACAGCCGAGGTGAATTTCCCGGCGTGGTGGCGGCAGGTCGTTCATGGACCGCTACCACCCCATCGCCCGACGGAACCCGCCGAAGTCCTTGAAGGCTTCCTGCGAGACGATCTTCAGCGTGCCGTCCTGCACCTGGATGTGGTTCGTCTGCTCACCGTCGCGCTCGTTCCAGATGCGGAACTCGTGGCCGGACTCGCTGGCCTTGATCGCATCAGCGGCCCGGAACGGCACCGCCTGGATGAAGCTGCCCGGCTCCCCCGGCCGCTTGCGCTGGTCCGGACCGAAGCGGACGAACTCGACGCCCAAGGTGGGAATCTGGCCGTAGCCGTTGCCGCGGCGGATGGTGCGGGTGTGGCGATGAACGCGGGCGATGCGCACCTCCATCAACCGGCGGATGACCGCTTCCTGCTCCGCGGTGTAGCGCCCCATCGCGAGGTTGAAGCGGACCACCGGCGAGTCGAGCGGGCTGGCTTCACCGACCCATTCGACCCAGACGCACCCCTGCGGCGCGGGCGGAAGCTGGTGCTCCTCGATGAGGCTGGCGTTGCTCTTGCGATCCTGCCAGCCGGTCAGCTCGGTCATGCGTCGCCGCCCTCCCCGTCGCCCTGAGTCTCCTCAGTGATAACGAGTGGTTGCTCATTGGCTACCGTAGAAGCCGTTTTGAAGAGCGGCGGGTCCATGCGCGGGTTGAAGGTGTAGCCCGGCGGCACCGCAGCGCCGTGCTGGGTGATCTGCTCGATCTTCTCGTTGAGGGCCTTGCTGGTGCGGCTCATCACATCCTCCACACGCCGTCCGCCTGGACACGAATCATGTCTACCACGGCCGGCGGCAGGTCGGGGTCGTCATCTGGCATCATCCGTCCCGCGCAGCGCAGCACTGCCACGCCACTGCCCGGCACGGGGACTCTTGCCCCCTGAATCAGCTCGATCACGCGGTTGGCGATCCACTCCAGCTTGTCCTTCTCGGACTGGTGGGGCAGGCAGCGCATCCAGATTTCGGGGAAGGCCCAATAGGCTCCGGCCGGGCCGATCGGGTTTTCGCTGGCGACGCCGTTGAGCACCGAGATGCAGCGCTTGATCCGGCCGGCTTCATCGAACGCGCCCGGAGTGCTCCCCTTGCTCGGCTCCTCCGGGGTGCCGTCGTTCTTGCGGATACGCCGGGTCCAGACGCCGCCCGGCAGCATCTCCATGAGCTCGGGGTCGGCGCGGAGCAGGTCGGCGATGCCATTCTGGATCGTCGGCGGGGGAACAAAAGACACGGTTATCCTCCTTGCATCGCATTCTGGGCGGCCCGCATCGCCAGCGGATAGGCGAACGCCGTGGCCTTGGGAATCACCCCCCAGCGCCCGGCCCAGCGCCGCTCCAGGTAAATGCCGTAGTCAACGCCATGGGAGAGCACGAGCGAGAAGGTCGCGCCGCTGACGGTCAGCTCGTAGGAGAGGTTGCGCTCGGCGTCGCCGGTGCGGTTCTTCCACGGGTGAACCTCCTGCGCGTACAGGACCATGAGCTGGCCGACGATCTTCAGCTCCGATTCGAGGCGGCGCTCGACCATCTGCCAGTAGTCTTCGAGCCGGATCGCAAGCTGGTCAGGGCCGGCCTTCCAGACCATATCGATCCGGGTATCCATCAGGTCACATCTCCCAGGGTGTAGGTGAAGTTGGCTTCCAGCCGGTTGCCGACGACCGGATTGATGCGGGTGATGAACGCGCCGGTCGCCCACGGAATGCCGACCACCGAATCCTCCGGAACAAGCGTCTCGTCCGGCACCGGCTCGAAGACGATGGAGCCGAGCACGGTCACGCCCGCTGCGCCACGCTGGTCGGCCCGGACCGTGGTGCGCCCGCTCATTACGTAGGCCGGCGCGGAGAAGACCGGCAGGTAGGCGCCGTCGGCATCGCTCCACCGTTCGATGGTGACGACGTACTGCTCGACCGCGTTCTCCTCGATGGCCGCCACCGCTCGGAGGGCCGGAGCCATGCTGTTGCCATCGACCGTGCCGATGGTGAACACCTGGCCGGGCAGGATGCCGGTGCCCCGAGGCGCGGTGATGGTGAGCCGGTCGCCGTTGCGCAGGTCGGTGCCGTGCGGCAGGGTCAGCGTGCGGGTGTTGTCGTCGTTCGCGGTGGCCAGCGCAGGATCGATGCGGCCCGAGCTGGCGCGGTTGCTCTCGACGATCAGGGGCACTTCGCTGGCGATCGTCGTCCAGCCAGCGGCCCCCTTGCGCTCGATCGCGCAGAGGGCACCGGCCTCGACCATGTAGGCGACCAGGCGAGCACGGGCGGCGTCGAGACCGACGATGATGCTCATGCTCCCCTCCGTCCACAGGCCAGGGTGAAGTGGGCCTTGACCGAGCGCACGAGCAGCGGCGCGAGGGCCTCGTCGGCCTGGAGCCGGAGCTGGCTGGCCCAGGCCGAGATGTCGGTGGCATTGCGCCGCACCGCGTACTGGTCGGAGAACTGTTCGCTGGTGGTTTCCAGCGACCGGCGCACAGGGCCGGTTTCGAGAGCGAGCGCGGCCGTGCGGTAGGCGACCGCCGTGCGGATGATTGCCTGCTGGTCGAGCGGGCGCTCGGCGTAGGGCGGCGGGCCGATCTGGGCGAGCACCGTCGCCTCGGCCGCGCCGCCAAGGAGCGGGTCGGCGAGCACGCTGTCGGGGAGCACCTCGGCGCTGACACCGAGCAGCGTTCGGATGGACTTCATCAGGTCAGCGTCGAGGATCATGGTGTCTCCTAGGAGCGATCGACGTACTCGAGCGAGCGGCCGATGGAGCGCAGCAACGCCGGCGTGCGGAAAGCAATCGCCGTCTGGCCGCCCGCGATGAAGACCTCGCCGTTCGGGTGCAGAACGCTCTTCTCGAAGTAGGCGCAGCGATCAGCCGGACCGATGCCGCGGACCAGCACGCACCCCTCGGGAATCACCGGCTCCGGTTCGGCCTCATCCTCCGGCTCGTCGTCCGCGTCGTCGTCGCCGGTGTCATCGTCGTCCTGGGCCTCAGATTTGGCCTCTGGCGCGTCTTCGTCGCCCTCCCCTTCATCCACATCGGAATTGTCCGAATCGGCACTCTGGGACGCATTCTGCGCGTAGGCAACGACCAGTTCGCGCAGCTCCTTGGCGGTGGGGACCTTCTCAGGCTCCTCAATGCCGAGCCGGGCGGCTTCGGCTTCAAGCTCTTCGCGGGTCATCTTGGAAATCGCGGTCATCGTTATGCTCCCAGCGCGTCAATCTGCGCCTGAAGGTCGGCGACAAGTGCATCGACCTCGGTCTTGGTGTAGGTGTCGGCCGCGTTGGCCTTGGCGGCGAGGGCGGTATCGACCTCGGTCTTGGTGTAGGTGGTGGACTGGTTCGCCTTTGCATTGAGGGCGGTCTGGGTTGCCGTCGAGATCGGCTTGTTCAGATCGCTGGTGTTGTCGACGTTGCCGAGACCGACCTGGGCCTTGGTAACGCTGTGCGGGTTGTTGGTGGCGCTGACGTGGCTGGCCGGGGCGTACTGTCCGGCATTGACGGCGGCGGTGAGCACGCCGTCGGTCACGGTCAGTGTGATCGTGGCCGTGTTGGCGACCGCGGTGATGAAGTCCACGTCCTCTCCTCCCCCGGCACCGGACACCGCGAGGGAATAGGTGCCATCGCCGTTGTCGACGGCCTTGAACTTGATCGGCGGATCGCCCGCCATGCGGAACACCATGTCTGGCATTGGTGCGTCTCCATGAATGCGGGAGCGCCACTCGTGCGAATACCGAGCGACGCTCCCGTCACATTGGTCTTCCGGGCTGCGTCCGCCCTCGTTGGGTTAGGCGTTGATGTCGAGAATCTTGGTGGCCTTCGGATCGATGACCGCGTAGCCCTCGACCTCGGTGAACACCAGGTCCTGCGTCTGGTTGGTGATCCAGCGCTGGGATTCCTGGAGGGTGCCGCCGATCTCGCTCACCTGCTCGATGGCGTAGCGGCGGTCGAGCGCGACGATCTTCAGGGCCGGCGCATCCTCGGTCTCGCCATAGCGCACGTTGTCGGCAAGCAGCGGGTTGATCGGGGTCAGGCTGCCGAAGCCGGCCTGGCCGGTGATCGTGAAGAGCGGGATGTTGGAGCTGCCGGTGTCGAGGAGGAGCTGCTGGAGAATCACGTCCTCGTTCGCCAGCTCATGCGTGAGCGCGTACGGGTTCTTGAACTGCATCTTGAAGGCGAGCCACGCCTTCAGGGTCAGCGTGCCCGGCGTCGCGTTCGGATCGAGCGTGGTCATGTTGATGACCTGGGCGGCGGTGCCGGCGTTGCCGTCGCCGCTGGCGATCACGCTGATCACCGTGCTGACCCTGTCGACCTCCGCCTGGATCGCCATGCGGGCGATATAGAAGGCCACGGTGTCGATCGGCACGCGGCGCAGCGCCTCGTAGCTGATCTTCAGCTTGCGGCCGTACTTGTAGAGATCGATCGGTCGTTCGCCCTGGGTGAGGGTCGCGCCCGGAATCTCCGCGGTCTCGCCGACGCGGACCATGCGGTACTGCGTCTCGTCGTCGTTGAGATAGAGCGCCCGGTAGACGTTGTTGTCGATCTGCGTGTGCAGGGCGATCAGCTCGGCCAGCGGGATGGCCGGGGCCATCTGGGAGGCGCGGGCCTGGGCAGCATCGACATACGGGCGCATCGCGCTGCCGACGGTCGAGCTGTCGGAGCTGAGCACCGAGCGGGTCTGGTGGGCGATCTTGCGGTACTGGCGAGCCATCCACTCGATCTGGAGGGCGCGGCCGGCTTCACCGGCGTCCTCGAAGGCGCTGAACTGGTCAGCGTAGAAGCCGCGCTCCGGGTTGGACGCCGTGGTAATGCCGGCGATGGCGAGCTGGCGCTCGAAGGCGTCGAGGCCGTCGTTATAGCCCTCGCTCGGGTCCTGCTTTTCAAGCCAGCGGGAGAAGTTCATGCCTTCGCGGTAGGCCCGCTCCATGCTCTCCAGCGTGATGCGGCCGTGCAGCTCCTTGGCGCGGTCGCGGGTGATGATCTGGGTCATTGCGTGTTGCTCCCCTATCGACAAATGGTGGCCGTGTGGCAACCCGTAAAACCGACGGACGATTACTGGAAGACGACCACGCGGCCGTTCTCGGAGGTGCCGGCGACGCCCTTGCCCTCATCGGTGCCGGCGACGGCGGCGCGGACCCCGCCCGATCCATTGGCGACGACCGGATCACCGGCGGTGGCGGAGCCGGCGTAGGTGACCGATCCCATCCAGGCGACGACGGCGGAGCCATCAGCCTCAATGCGCTCCAGGGCGCCGAACGGCACATCGCCGTCAGCGCAGAGGCCGACCGTCTTGTTGCCAGTGATCTTCACCGGGGCGAAGCGGCTCGTCGTGCCATACGGCGCCGTCCGGCTGAACGGAAGCGAGCTGTCAGCGGCCATCGTGACGCGCTTGACGAACAGCTCATCGAGTTCGTAGGTGTGACGCGGATTCGCCATTTCGTGAACCTCCAGCCTCCCGCGAGGCGTGTACTACCCTGCTCTGCCGAGTTCCTGCTTACGCCTTGTGGCGGGCCGGATCGATGGACGTGCTCGCCGGCCCCGCGTCCTCGTCCGCTTCGCGGGTGACGCGGTTGCTGGCGAAGAGGGCATCACCCTGGCGGGTGAAGTCCTCCTTCATGGTGCGGATGCCGGCGATGTCGAGCTTTTCGAGGATGCCGCGGTAGACCTCTTCGCGGAAGTCCTTGCCGAGGGCGCGGGCGCCGGCCGCCACGGTGTCGTCGATGAGGTGGGTGCGGTACGCCTTGCCGTCGTCGGCCAGCGGGCGGAGGCGCTCGATCTCGGCGGTGGCGCGGTCGAGCGCGGCGGTGCCCTCGCTGATCGTGTCGAGCGCCGCCAGGTGATCGGCCTGCGCCCGTTCCAGCGCATCGACCAGCTTGGTGACGCGCTCGCCGATCGGCGTGTCGTCGGCAACGTCGAGGCCAAGGGTGACGGCGCGGGCGAGCGCCTTCTCGATGACCTGCTTGGCGGTCTCGTTGATGTCGGTCAGCATGTTCTGCTCCTTGCTCGTCTGCCGGGCCTGTCCCGGCGTCCAGATGCGGCCCGGCTCCGCCAGCCGGACCCCGTAGCGGCGCTCGATGAAGGCGCGTTCACCCTCGGTGAGCCGGCCGTCCTGGCTCATCTGCCCGGCCTTGGTCACCGCGGCGGACGGCGACGCCCCCTTGTAGACCTGGCTCAGCTCGACCAGGTTGCCGTCATTGATCCAGGCGAAGGCTTTGATCTCCTTGCCCTCGAACGTGTAGGTGTAGCCGGGGATGTGCTGGCAGCCGTCGTCCTTCCACCACTCGAAGCTCTGCTTGCCGCAGATCGAGCACTCGATGTCGGAGGCGTAGAAGCCGACCGACACATCGCGCCAGATGCCGGCGCGGACGGCCTCGATGAAGGAGTCGGTGGACTGGTCGCCGAGGGTCAGGCCCGGCAGGGTGAACAGCTCGCCCCAGACCTCGGTGATGCGCTCGCCGATCTCTTCATCCGTCTCGTCGGTCTCGACCACCCAGCCGGTGAGGGACTGGCCCCAGCCGTTCTTGCGGGTGTTGTGCGAGTCCTGGTAGGAAACGCCATCGGCCAGGCCGCGAGCGAAGTTGTCGAGGGTGGTGCGGCGCATCCGGGTGTCATAGAAGTCGAGCCGGTTGCTCGATGCCCGGACCTGCCAGAAGAAAGGCTGCTTGCCATCGAAGACCGAGGGGTCGGGCGCTCGCTCCTTGGCAATCGCCAGCAGCGCATCGACCTTGATCTCCGGCGTGGTGGTAACGCGGGCCATCGTGCCCAGCTTGATCGGTTCCATGCGGTCCTCTCCCGTGAGCCGTTCCGTAGCTATCTGTATCGCACTACGTAGCCATTTGGCTACCTGTACGGCCCGGATCGTCCCTTGGGAGAGAACATGAGAACGGACCGGCAGTTGCCCGCCGGTCCGTTCTCTCGTGTGTCGCCCTTTGACATTACGCCATGCGGTCGGCCGAAACCGGGCGGCCGGGTATGCGATGGCGCATCGCATCAATGTCGGCGGAGGTGAAGATGAGATCACGTCCGCGCTTCGTTCCGACGCCGCGCTGGTGCGCGAGGGCGAGAACCCGACGGCGACTGATGCCCAATTGGACTGCTACGTCCGCCGTCGTGAACGTCGATCGCTTGATGAAGTGATCAACGTCCCAGGGCAATACATCGTCAGCATCGTCGGTCATGGTCGGGGCGGGAATCTCGGCGCCTTCATCGACCATGATGGCGATCCAGCTTTTCAAAACCTCCTGTGCGTTCCGAGCAACGTCATCCCACGTTGCGGCGAATGTCTGTGCTCCGGGTAAATCGGGAAAGTGGATGTACCATCCATCTTCCCCTGCCTGCGCCACGAACGGATAGTGGCGCTTGGCGATCTCCTCTACTGTTGTGTTCTGCATGTCTCATCTGGCGCTGGCGAGGTGGGGGACAGTGGGCTGGCCCGGACCAGCCCACCCGGTCTCATGCTCCCCGGTCCGTGATCTTCACGACCTGCGCGATATACCGGCGCTTCACATGCTGACCGTGTTCTAGTGGTATGCTCAAGGCTGCCACACCTTTGAACCTCCAGAAGCGATGGTTGTCTTCGGCCTCTCGGACGAAGGTCCAACCATTGTCTTCCAGCCACTCGGCCAGCTCGGAATACCGGATGCTCGCGGGGAGGGCTCGAACTTTCTCATCGAGCTTGCCTCGCTTCGCCATCCTGCTCCTTGCCTACCCCAAGGGCCAATTCCCTTGTGAAGTAACTATACCACATGCGGAATAGATTGTGCAGCATGGATGCCATATCGTAGCCACTTGGCAACCTAACGATCGGGCCGTCCGATCAGCGCGGCTGCTGTCCGAGGCCGCGGGCTGGCCGGGTGATTCGGGGATCGGCGGCTGGGCGGCACCGCTCGCAGTCCTGGCTGGCGCTGGTGATCTGGCGACCGCACCGGACGCAGCTCACGATGATCCGGTTCGGACGCCGGTCCGGCGGCGGCGTGGTCGGGGTGGTCATGGCATACCTCCGTGGTTGACCGGCCGAAGACTTCGCCCCAGAAGACGTAGCCCTCGCCGTGCTCGTTGCGGAATTCGTCGAGGCTCTTGTTGTGCTTGCGGTTGTTGCACGGGTCGCAGGCGATGACCAGGTTTCCCAGCTCGGAGCCTCCGCCCTTCGAGCGGGGGACCACATGGTCTCGGGTCATCGCTTTGCGATCGAGCTTGATGCCGCAGTAGAAGCAGTGGCCGCCGGTCTTGGCGACGATGAGGTCGAACTTGGTCGGCCGGTCGTGGTGCTTCTTTCGCCCCATCAGGCCGCCGCCTCCGCGACCTCGATGACGTAGGGCTTGTACTGCGCGGCGTTGCGCGAACAGCCGGCGCAGGAGCGGCTGGAGCTACCGAGCCGCCACGTCGCTTCTACCCGCCCCTTGCGCTGGGTGATCGCCCAGGAGCAGCGGCAGCCCGGCCCGCACTCCTGCTCACCGGGATAGGTCGGCAACGTGATGCCCCAGCTCGACGCCTGCGCCCTGGCGTGCATGCCGCGGCCGGCCTGGTGGTAGAGGCTCATGCGGTGAGCAATCCCCTCCTGCGTGGCGATCCGCCCGGCTCGCATGTCGGAGACGAAGTTCTGCCAGTAGCCGTGCTGCGTGCCGATCAGCGAGCGCAGCTCGGCAAGGTCGGCCGAGGTCATCGCCTTGATGCCGCCCCGCCCCTGCACGTATTCGGCGATCATGGTCGATTCGACCTGCCGCCAGCCGATGCGGTCCAGCTCGTTGACCAGCGTCATCCACGGCCCGCTGCCGGGCTGGATGCTGCCGGCCGCCTTGAAGAGATCGCCGACGAAGGTGGTCGTCTCGGTGGTTCGTGCCTCGATGAACTGGTCGCGCAGCGAGGCGACCTGCGTCTGGTTGAGAAATCGGCCGGTTTCCGGGTTGCGATACCGGCGCGTCTTCTCGTCCCACTGCCACGTCACGTCAGCCATTGCTGCCCTCCCCTGCCGCGTCGGCGACCGGCTCGGCGTCGAGCAGCGTGGCCACGTCCTTACCCTCGAAGGCGCGACGCCAGGCGACGGCGGCCTCCTCGATCCGGGCCGAGGTCAGCTCGGACTGCACCGCCCGCACGATGGCGCGGCGCTCGTTGCCGCCCGCTCCGGCGGTGGCTCCGGCCCCGGCCGATGCGCCGGTGGTCGATCCCTTGTTGAGCAGCGGTTCGCGGTCGCCGGCCAGGCTTTCGGGGATCCCGTGCCCGGTGGAGAATTCGGCGGCCTCGTCCGGGGTGAAGTAGCCGAGCCGCTCGGCCAGCTCCGCGCCCTTCAGCTTCAGCATGAAGGTCTGGGCATCGCGCAGCTCCTCGGCGGCGCGAATCTCGGCGAAGCGCACCTTCACGTCGGAGACGATGCCCTGCGCCTGGAGGGCCAGCGAGAGCAGGCGACCGAGCAGGGTCTCGGCGAAGTGCTGCACCGTCTTGACGCCGGCGGCGTGAATCTCCCACTGCCGGTTGGCGTTGGCCTCGGACACGCCGTCGGTGATGCCCATGAGCAGCGGCATCGACTTCAGAGAGCGGGTCGCCATCCGTTCCAGGGCCTCGATCATGCCGACCGCACCGCCCATCACCGAGGAGTCCACGGCGCCAGGTGCGCGGTTCACGGAGACCGGATCGGTGTGGACAAAGGCGTCGTCCGGTTCGAGCCGGGCGTAGTTGGCTGCGATGTTGGCGATCATCTCCTCGACCTTTGCCTCGAACTCGGAATCCTCGAGCGACTGGTAGGCGCTGCGCAGGGCCTCCAGGTGGATCGTGATGTCGGTGCGCGGGTAGCCCTGCTGGGCGATGACGCGGCGCAAGTCATGGAGCACGCCGAGCAGGAAGACCGAGGTGAAGACCGCGGGGGCGAGCATCGGCCGGCCGTAGGGGTTGCCCGGCTCCGGGTCGAGCGGGATGTAGACCACGGTCGGTGTCTCGAAGCGGACAAACGTTCCGTCCTGCCACTGGCCGGGAATCCAGGCCGGGCCACGATCCTTCACCTCGACGAGCTGGAAGCGCACCGTGGCCGGGTCAGGCGTAGCAATGTCGAGCGGGATACGGCCGGTGGTGTCGAGCACCAGCTCCGCGAAGAACGCGCCACGGGTGATCGCCCCCATGAAGAGCCGGCCGGTGATGACCTTGAAGCTGCCGTGCATCGCTTCGAGGCGGGCAATGAAGGCGTCGAGGGCGGCCTGGGCGCGTTCGTCCTGATCCTCGGTGCCGGGCTTGGTGGCGATGATCTCGTGCCCTGCGTTGAGCAGGCGCAGCCAGTCCCAGACGGCGCGGCTCGCGTCCGGGCTAATGTTCATGAGAATCGAGAGGAGCTGGTTCGGCGTCGCCTTGCTGAAGGTGTCGCGGCCGAGGTCGAGCCGTCGCCACGAGCTGTGGTAATCGGGCGGCGGCAGGATCGTGGCGTAGCCACCTGCCCAGCTCGGGATGTTCTCGGTGCGCGTGCGGACGACCGCGGTCGGGGTGATGGCGCGGATCGCCGGTGCGTCCGGGCTGGCAGCGGCCTCGGTCGCGGCCCGAAGCTCCTTCTGGATCAGGGCACGGGAGACGTTGAGGGCCTCGGCGATGGAGCGCTGGCTCTCGCCGGCTCGGGTGCGGCGCAGAATCTCCAGGCGGCGAGCCGTGCGCTCGGCCTTGGACAGTCGGGTCATTCGTAGCTCCCTTCGGCCGCAACGTCGGCCAGGTTCGAGGTGTGGATCGACTGGTCGCCGATCCCGCGCAGCCAGTCGGCGCGGAGCTTCAGCACCTCCATGTGGTCGGGGATTTCGGCCGGGTCCACACCGGCGTCGAGGAGGCCGAGCGCGTAGATGAGGCGATAGCCCTTGGCCGGCTCATCGCCGTCGGTCAGGCCGGGAATGAGCGTCTTGTTGATCGCCACCAGGTCCTTGCGCACGATGTTCTCGGTGACGCCCAGGTGCTCGGCGATCTGTTCGTAGGACCAGCCGGCGGCCCGCAGGTAGAGCACGCAGCGGCGCCGGTTGGTCAGGCGGGTGACCGGGGTATCGAGTGGCATGGGTGCCTCCTTTGCCGCTTACCAGCGGCCCTTAGCCGAACCAGTGGCGACGATGCCGGTGCCGCCGCCGGTGTTCTCCTCATCGGTGAACCAGAGAATCGCCATGACCGTGGTGTCCACGCGGTCGTCGTGCTTGGCATTCGGGAAGAGGGCGTGCTCGGCGATGAAGCCGCCCATATCGATCTCGCCCAACGCATCGATGTCCCGCTCCGGCAGGAAGAGCCGGCCGTTGGCCTGGTAGCCGGAGATGGCATTGGCGCGGGCCACCTTGTCGCGGGTGCCGGGGTTGAACGCCTCGATCGGGATGCGGGTCTCCTTGCGCAGGTTCTGGCGCAGGGCGACACCTGAGCTCTTGTTCTCGATGACCAGCCGGTGCGGTCGCCATCCCTTCGGCAGCCGTCGCCACTTGGTCCACAGCTCCTTGGCGATCGCCTCCAGCTCGGGGTATTCCATCTGCTTGTGGAACAGATCGAGCAAGTACCAGCCGCGCTGCCCCTCGCCCCAGAGGGCGAAGACGGAGAAGTCGTTTTCCTCGCCGGCCTCGTGAGCGGTGTCGGCCACGGCGATGACGCGGTGGAATGTTTCGGGCAGGTTCTCGCGCCGGTATCGCTGCCAGCGGGAGGCGGTGAAGATCGAGCCGCCGAGCGGCACCGGGCGTTGCTGGTACTGCGAGGCAAAGCCGTAGGCGCCGTGGCTCACCTTGAAGCCGTCGAGCACCTCCTGGGGAAATCGCTGCGGCCAGAGCAGGTCGCCCTGCTCGCGCTCCATCGTGCGACCGGAGATCGGGAAGTGATAGGTGGTCTTCTCCTCGGCAATCGCCGGGATGGAGACCTTGGTGAAGCCGTGCTCCTCGACGTGGCCGGTGAGGTCGTCCTCGTGAAGCCGCTGCATCACGATCACGATGGCGTCCTCGGCCGGGTTGTTGAGACGGTTGGACAGGGTGAGATCGTAGAAACGGTTGGCCGCCCGACGAGCGACTTCGGAGAGTGCGTCCTCGGGGTTCACCGGGTCGTCGATCACCAGCCGGTTGCCGCCCTTGCCGGTCTTCGAGCGGGTGGCGTCCATCACGCCGCGCTCGGTGTTCATAAAGAGCTGCTTGCGGTTCTCGTCGGATGCGAGCCGCACGCGGTCGCCCCAGTGCTGCTGATACCAGTCGCTTTCGACGATGGTCCGCCGGTCGAGCGAGTGCTTGGTCATCAGGTCGGAGCTGTAGGACCAGAACTGCCAGCTCGATTCCGGCCGGTGAATCCAGGACCAGACCGGCCACATGACGGTGATCTCGACCGACTTCATGTGGCGCGGCGGGATGTTGAAGATGACGCGCTTCAGCTCGCCGGCATCGACCGCCATCAGGTATTCGGCGATCAGGTCGATGTGCCAGTTGTGCAGGTAGGGCTGGCCGGGGTGCAGGATCGGCCAGGCCACGCGGATGAAGCTGCGAAGATCGGCCTCGCACTCCTGCTTCTCGACAAAGGCGCGGATGAGCCGGCGGCCCTCCCGCGTCGAGAGCGCCTGTTCCAGGACAGCAGGCAGCGCGGCCGACGACATTACGCGGCCTCCTCCGGCTCCTCACCGTCGGCCTCGTCGATCGCCGTGGCGAGCGCGGAGAGCACATCGGGCGAGAGCTTGCTGAGCACGTCGTTCAGCTCGACCGCGCCGGAGTGTTCGAGCTGGACCGGACCCTCGTCCTTGCCGGTGACCTCGGTGCGCGTCTTCCGGCCATACTCGTCCGGCATGGTGCGTTCGAGCTTCCACGCCGCGGCCTGCCAGGAACCGTCCTGCGCCGCTCGCTCGATGACGGAGAGCCAACGCACGGCCCGCTTGCCTTCCGAAGCCTTTAGCCGCTCCGCAAAATCCGGGAACTCGTTGAGCATTTCGTAGAGCGTGGACTCGCCGATACCGGCATAGAGCACCGCGACCTTACGGGTAGCGCCCATCTCGATGGCCTGAATCACGCGGTCCATCGTCTCGTTCGTCTTCTTGGTGTGACGCCCGCGCTTGGCCATCTCAGCCCTCCCGGATCGCGACCCACGCGGAGAAGTTGAGGTGCGTCCAGATGCGATCGACCATCGCGAATCCGGCATTGCGCAGCGCGTCTTCGTTCCAGCGAGCGGTCACCGGGACCTGCACGCCCTCCATGCTTTTCGCCTTCGCGTTGATCTCTTCCCAGGAGTAGCCCTGCTCGTGCTTGTATGCGTGGTAGTGCTCGACGAGGAGCCGGTCGGTGATGCCGTTGTCGCCGATGGTCTTCTCGACCAGGATCAGTGCCCCACCGGGCCGCGTGCTCTCGTAGATCGAGCGGAGGATGCGCTGCCGGTAGTTGATCGGGATGAAGATTAGCGTCAGCACGCACAGGGTCAGCGAGGCATCGACGTGGGGATATGTCTCCCGGAGGTCGGTATCGAGGATGCGCATGATCGACTCGTAGCCGTGCAGCCGGGCCTGGAGCTGTTCGCGCATCGGAGCCGACGGCTCGACCAGGACGTAGCGGTTGTGAGCGCCGAAGGTGCGGATAAAGGGTTCCGTGGCCTGGCCGTGGGAGGCACCGAGATCCACGATGTCGGTGTTGCGCTGCACGAACTCCTTGCCGATTTCGGTGGTGATCTTGCGCATCGTGTCGTAGCCGGGGATGGAGCGGCGCAGCATGTCGGCAAAGACGCGGCTGACCGATTCGTCAAACGCCCAGGCGCCGTCCGGCATGTGGCCGAGAGAGCTGGGGGATTCCGTGGTGGCGGTGCTCATGGCAGTTCCTTTCCGTCGAGCAGCGAGGCGATGAAGCCGTTGCTGCTTCCGTGCTCGGCCTCGTAGGCGTCGAGCCAGGCGAAGATGGCGTCCTGCTCGTCGCGGGACATCAGCGTGGAGTGGCCGCCCCAGACCATCTTTCCGAGGGCGCGGGGTGGCGTGAGGTCGTCTCCAGCGGTGTGGTCGTCCGGCACGGAGCCGCCGGCGTCATAGAGGGTGGCGAGGAAGGCTTGCAGGGTGGCGTCGCCGGTGTCGATCGAGCGGAGCAGTTCGTCGAACGCCTCCTCGCTCGTCTCGGCCAGTTCGGTGATGGCGTCGAGGGTGGCAACGGCAACGCGCTCCTCCTCGTCGGTCAGGTGGACGTACTTCACCGGGATCGATTCGATGCCGGCGCGGAGGGCGAGCGTGACGCGCAGGTGACCGTCGACCAGGTTGCCGGTCCGCTCGTTCACGATCACGTCCTGAATCCAGCCGACGTTTTCGAGCAGCGCCTTCAGGATGTCCTGCTGGTGCCGGTCGTGGCGACGCGGGTTGTGCGGGTTGGCGAGAAGCTGCTCGGGATGCTCCTCGCCGTAGCCGGTGATCTTCAGGTCCCAGCGCTTGCTCACTTGATGAAGCCTCCCTGGCGGAGCGCGTCGAGCACGTCGGCGGATCGGCCGACGGTGCGCCCGCTGCGATACGGCAGCTCGAACTCGTACTGAACGGCGGCGATCAGCGCCTCCTCGGAGACGGTGCGCTCCTTGAAGCCGGCGCACTGCCACATCTCGTTGGAGCGGAACGACTCGTGGGTGCCGTGGAAGGGGGCGAACGCGGGGTCGCGCTTGCGGCCGGCGTTGAGGAGGGTGTAGTGCGGGCCGATGTAGGTCTCGGCCAGCGCCTGCACTTCGGCCAGGGTGTGATACTTCTGGAAGTACCAGGCTCCCTTGTTGTAGATCGCCGTCACGCCCGACTTGTCGAAGAAGCGGATGCGGTTCACGTCGTCGGTGGTGAAGGCCGACTCGCTGCGGCCATCGCGGGTCGCGTGGTCGTAGGCGTCCTTGCTCTTGCCGGTGAAGCCGATCAGGCCGCCCGGCTTGCAGAGCGCGTTGACCAGCGTGAGGCAGTGGGTTTGCGCCTCCGGCCGGCCGACCGAGTTGAGCACCGAGTCGAGCACCACCACGTCGAAGCGGCGGCCGGCGGCCAGGAATGCGCAGAACTGATCGACCGCCTTCTGCACCGCCACATGGTCGATGTCGAACGAGCCGCGTTTGCGCCGGTAGAACTCGACATCGATCACCTCGTGCCCGCGCTCGCGGAGGGCCTGGGCGTAGGCCCCGCGACCACTGCCGAAGTCGAGAATCGCCTCGTGGCCGGCCAGGCGGGGAATGATGTCGAGCACGTAGAGGCTGGACTGGAGGTGGGTGTCAGCTTTGGGCTTTCCGCCGTTCGCCCCCAGCTCCTTGCCGGGGTGGCGGCTCGGCTGGTTGCTCGCCTGATTCCACTGGTCGAGCTTGATGTGGTCGTAGCTGAACTCGCCGTACTCGCGGCCAAACGATTTGAGAACCGCGTCGGCGGTCTCGTCCGGGACGTAGCGCACGAGCAGCGGGTAACCGATGGTCGTGGCGACCGCGGCGTAGAGGCTGCCGACCAGGACGCGGCCCGACTCGGTGGCAATCGCGTTCGACCAGCTTCCGTGGGCGAGCAGCAGCTTGGCCATGGTCGTCTTGTGCTGGTTGCGCCGTACCAGGCCGGTTCCGGTCACCTCGGCCGGATCGACCACTTCCCAGCCGGTGCCGGGCGGCACGGAGACCGGGGCGCGGTGGTCTTCCACGTCGATCGCGTTGTGGAACTGGTTGAAGCGCAGCTCCTCGATCGTCGAGACCTCCCCCTCAGCCATGAAGACCGGGGTGTGGGTGACGCCGGCGGCGAGCATCGCCTTTGTGCGCTGGTGGCCGGCCAGAATGGTCAGCTTGTCGGTGGCGATCACCGGGCGGATGACGCCGTGGGTGCGGATCGATTCGACGAGGGCGGCGAACGCCTCCTCGTCGATCTTGCGCGGGTTGTAGGGCGCCGGGGTCAGGTTGGCGATGGGAAAGTCGGGAATGAACTTCACGCGAGCAGCCACCTTACGAAACCGAAAGACATGCCGGTCGCCTCCAGGTGGGCGAAGAAGGCGTTGGTGAGATCGCGGAACTCGGCTGGGGTGAGCGGGATCGACCGGCTCGGCAGGGTCAGCGTGAACCCGAGCGCGGTGTTGTCCTCCGGCTCGGGTCCATCGTTGGAGTAGCCCTCGTCGTCGGCATCCTCGTCGTCGAGGGGTTGGCGGTCATCGCCCGAGGGCTTGGTGCGGGCCGGCGCCGGGGCAAGCTCGGCGATGAGGTCGGCCAGCGGTTTATCGAGGGACGGCGCCAGCTCCTCGCGAAGCGTCGCCATTTCCTCCATGTCCAGGTGCGCCAGCGCCCCGATCGGGTCGAAGGTCGCCAGCACGAGGGCTTCCTCCGCCTCGTCGAGATCGACGTACTTGACCGGGAGCTGGGTCTGCTTTTCCGCGACGGCGAGGTCCACGCGCAGGTGGCCGTCGAGAATGAGGCCGGTGCGGCGGTTGACGATCACGTCTTGGATGACGCCGACGGTATCAATCGCCGATGCCAACGCCCGCCGTTGCCTCGAAGGGTGACGGCGGGCGTTCTTGGGATGAGCGCGAAGCGTGCTCGGATCGACGACGGCGGTCGCGACGATGCGGTTCCTGATGTTCACCTTACCCTCGTGCCGCCCTCCGGCGGCTAGAACATCCGGGGCGTTTCGATGGCCGGTCCGCGGGTGACCAGCACCCTCGGCATGTTCTGGACATCCTTCGCCCGGTAGCGATCAATGCCGTAACCCGCGTACATGGCGGCGGTCTCGTCGTTCGACTCGATCGCCAGATACCAGGTGGACTCGGGCTGGCCGTGCTTGGGGAAGACGTAGCGGTGCAGCACCGTCTCCTTGCACTTGGCCGCCCGGAAGTTCCACTGGTTGAAATAGGCTTCGTTTGGCTGCCAGTGGAGCTGGTTCCAGATGCGCTCCAGCGTTTCCTTGCGATAGCTGTCGGGGCGAACGGTGATGAGGATGACGTAGTGGTTGGCGATCAGATCGCGCAGCCAGGGGCGATACCGCTCGACCGCAACGTTGTAGTGCGTCCCCTTGCGAATCACCTCGCTGCTGTTCTCGGCGAGGGTGTAGTTCAGGTCGAGGAGCAGAATCGGCTGCTCCGCCTGGGCCGTGCGCTGTGTCATGTGGTCGTCTCCTTCGGGTCTCGTGGCTACTGCCATTCGTAGCCATAGTATACACAATGTGTTGCCTGTTGGCTACTCTCGCGTCTCAGTGTCACTCGCACGATGGACAGCGAAGCACCCAGGTAACCACTTGCAAATTACGGTTCGGATTTCGATTAGCCCGTCCGTGCTGAGGCGCTTCTATAAGCGAGCAACGACCTTACCCCTTACGGCCTCGATCTATTCGGGGCGCATCGTTCACGATCACTGATGAACTGAATGTGTGGATTAGAGCGGGGTGCGGCGGCGAACATGCCGCCAGCGCTTCAGCACTCAGCGCCCCTCATTTCCAGATTAGCACCACGGTTCTAAGCAGAAGGTCACTCCAGTCTGTGACAGAAATGTCACTGATATACTGGCCCAAACGCCGTTCTCGCCCCGCGTGTGGGAAGGTTTTGCGAAATATGTCCGCACAAATTGCTCTACTTCCTGAGTTCAGTGGCGCTCGGGCGCACCTCAAATGCGAGGACAATCTCGCGTTTCTACGGGAACTACCCGACGAGAGCATGAAACTCATTGTCACGTCGCCGCCGTATAACATCGGTAAGGCTTACGAGCGGCGGAAAGCGCTCGACACTTATCTCTCTTCCCAAGCGCAAGTTATCGCCGAGAGTGTTCGGCTACTGCACCCGCAAGGGTCAATCTGCTGGCAAGTCGGAAATCACATCGCCCCAGATGGCGAAGTGGTGCCACTAGACATCGTCCTCTACCAGCACTTCAAGGATCACGGCCTAAAGCTCCGAAACCGAATCATCTGGCACTTCGAGCACGGCCTCCATGCCTCCAAGCGCTTCTCTGGCCGCTACGAGACGATCCTCTGGTTTACCAAGGGTGACGACTACACGTTCAACCTTGATCCCGTGCGGGTTCCCTCCAAGTACCCAAACAAGAAGCACTTCAAAGGTCCGCGGATTGGCCAACTCTCCGGCAATCCCCTGGGCAAGAATCCCTCTGATGTTTGGGTGATCCCCAACGTCAAGAACAACCATGTCGAGAAAACGATTCACCCCTGTCAATTCCCCGTGGAGCTGGTCGAACGTCTCGTCCTCTCAATGACCAACGAGGGTGATAATGTGCTCGATCCCTATGTGGGGGTAGGTTCTTCGATCATTGCCGCGCTCAAACACGACCGTCATGGTTACGGCTGCGACATTGCTCAGGAATATGTCGATATTGCCTGGGAGCGGATTCGTGCCTTGCGAGACGGCACCCTACGCACCCGCCCAATGGGCAAGCCTGTCTACGACCCGAGCCTTCCCAATGGCGGCCACTAGATGCAGATTGTTGAGCGCTACTCCCACCTCAACGGCTGGGAGCACATCATGGTGCATAAGCCGCAAGTGTGGCATGACATTGTCGAAGTTATCGGGCTGATTGATGCCGAATCTATCCGGACGAAAGTGTCCAAAGAGAGTAGGATGATCGGCCGCTTGCTCTTTTCACCAGAGGACCTCAATCGCCGCTTCAAAGAAGAGTTTTACGAGCGGGAGTGGCATGAGTCGGTGACCCGCTACTGGGTCACTACGGACGTTGAGCTTATACGCGAAACGGTGTCCCTGCCGGCCGAAGAACAGCGAAGGCGCATCGAAGCGGCGGGCAAAATCCCAATCGGTTCGTTCAACCAAACCGACTTTGTCAAAGAGCGGATTGCAGTTGAGGTGCAGTTCGGGAAGTACAGCTTTGTCGCCTTTGACCTCTTCGTCAAACACATGGCGTTTTACGTTGGCGATGTGATTGACGTTGGAGTTGAGATTCTCCCCATGAAGGCGATGTCGTCAGAAATGTCGTCGGGAATTTCGTATTACGAGCGTGAACTCTACAACGTGATCCGGCAAGGCAGGGGCGTCCCTGCCGTCCCCTTGGTTCTCGTCGGTATAGCGCCTTAATTGGCGCTATCTGCGGTCATGGGCTTCCGCAGCCAACACCATCGCCATTACCGTCGAAATCGTTCGGATCGGGCGGAGGCGCAGCTTCGTAGCCGCCGCTTACACGCTTTGTTTCCCGTTGGCTACTCTGAGGTCGCCTCCTGATTGGCCTCGATCCAGTGAGCGACCGAGCGCAGGGCGATCGAGCGGGCCGCCTCGTCGGTCGGTGCGTAGATGCCGGCCACCCACCAGCCGCCGGTCGGTGAGGGATTGACGCTGAACCAGAGATTGTCCTTGCTGATGTGGCGCTGCTCGTTGCAGACGACGACGGCAAGCTCACCGTCGTCGTCCCGATTGACGAAGGCGGAGTAGATGCGCTCGGTGCGCGGCAGCGCCGGGATGGCCGGATCGTGGCGCAGCTCAACGATATCCATGTCCGATTCATAGACGATGGTGCCGAGGAAGGCGACCCACTGCTGGGCCAGCTCCTGCGTCGAGCAGGTCAGCGCCGGAAAGTCGTGGATGAGGACGACCCAGGAACTCCCTTCACGCGGGGCGTCCAGGCTGCGCATCGCGTACTCGAGCGCGGAGGCGACGCCGGTGTGGAAGAGCGGATCGGCCGATATTTGCGCCTCGCGAATCGCCTTCTCGATGGTGACGCCGAAGTGGACACGCAGCAGGTTGCGGGCGTGCTCCCATCCCTTCTCGAACTGGTCATCCTTCGGCCGGCGGTCGGCGACCACCGGGGCCGGTGCGGTTGCGGTCATTGGCTCTCCTCGTCACGGTTGCGGCGAATGGACGCGCTGAGACCGAAGTTGATGGCGTCCGCCTTCAGGCGCTGTGCCTGGCGATCGGCGTGCTCGCTCATTGCTTTCAGGTCGTCGGCGGTCAGGTCCTCCCAGGCTTTGGCGTCGAAGCCGCGCCCGTCCTTGCGCGGCACGGAATAGACGGCGCGACGCCGGTCGCCGATGTGGTTGCCCTTGTAGTAGCCATCGGGCTTGGTGTTGCGGATCGTCCACTTCACGTACTCGTGGACAGTGAAATCGAGCGCCATGCTGCGCAGCTCCATCCGTTCGAGCGGGGTGAGCTGGCCGAGCAGGTGATCGCGAACCTCGGTCTCGATCGCCGGCTTGTCGAGGGAGCCGTCGTCGCGCCGGTGGTCACCCATGATTGCCCGCGTGCGCTCGACGATGATCTTGCGGTAAGCCGGGTTGAAGACGGTCACCGGGCCACCTCCTTTGCCTGCTTGATCGTGGCGACGAGACGGCCGGCCAGCAGTTCCGCCGCCTCGGTGGTCAGCGGGAACGTGAACAGCTCGCAATTGTCGGGGACCACGCAGAGCTGTACGTAGCCGTTTTCGAGGGCCAGGCCCACCTGGGTCACCTCGAAGTCGCCGGGATCGACCACCCAGGTCATCTCGGGAAACGGATCGAAGGGTTGCGGCCCCTTGACGGTGGCGCCGCTTACCGGCGGCCGGCGGCCGCGCTCGATCTGATGAACGTTCATCGTGATTGCTCTTACCTCATGCGCGGGTCCGGCACCGCGGCGATCCGCCGGGCCGGCTCCTGCTCTACCCAGCCCGGTTCGGGCTGCTGCGACGGACTGCCGGTGCTGCTTGGCCCGCCGATGCGGTTGCGTCCGAACGCCGCCCACCGCTCGCGCTCCGCCAGCTCGATCGAGCGCATCGGCTCCGGCATAGCCGGGTCCATCGGCAGAGCGCCGTAGTGATCCATCCGGTACAACGTGTCGGTCGGCCAGTGGAGCATGATGGCGACGGCGGCGTAAGCGATCGTGGCGCTCCACTCGTAGGAGACCAGCCCCAGGTACACGGCATCGAAGTCGGTCCACCCGGCGCGGTGCTGGAGCAGCGATACAGGGGTGGCGATCACCGGCTCCGGGCGGACGTGATAGCCGGCCGCGACGAGCTGGCGCGACACGTCCTCGATCATGCGCACCACAGCCGGGCGATGGACGAGGCAGAGCTCGGTAGCCTGTTCGGGGGTCAACAGCTCGCCGCGATTCGGGAGATAGGTGGCTCGGATGTCGGTCATTGCTGGGCCTCGCAGAGATGTTTCGGTGCCGTTCTTCAACCAGCGCCAGTATAGAACTGATGTTCTTATCCATCGCCCGGCGCGTCCAGGGTGGCCGTCACCGCGGCCAGGCGCTTCAGGTCGTCGAGGGTGATGCGGGCACTGAGGTACGAGCCGTCGAATTCCTCCATGTCGGTCCAGCTCAGATAGAGGTTGCCGTTCTTGGTGCGGGCGAGGTGGCAGAAGTCGCCGGTATCGCCATTGACATCCGACTCCCAGAGGCGTTCGGCCTCCTCGGAGCCGACGCCGATTTCGTCGAGGAAGTGCTTGACGTAGACGGGTTTCAACCCAGGTTCAGCGCACACAGGTCCACTCCGGTTCCATTGCAAAAGAGACATTCCTCGCTGGCGCTGGCGATGACGGTGCCCTCCTCGCTGATCAGCTCGTGGGTCTGCCGCCCGGAACCTCCGCAGAAGGAGCAGGCGGACTGGCGCAGAATCGCGGCGATGCCGGCTTCGAGCGCGGCCCGAATTGATTTCATCGCCCGCTCGCACTTGCCGTCGTATTCCGGCCGCTCGTCCCACATCCACGAGATCGGGAAGTAGTAGGACGAGGCCGCGTCGGAGCCGGCGCGGGCCGCCAGTTCCACGATCTCGTCAGTCACCAGGTCGCGTGCGACCAGCTCGGGAATCGTCATCGTCCACCCTGATGTCGGGAAACAGGCCGAGCAGCTCGTGAAGCCGCTCGCTGTTCCAGGCTTGGTGCCAGTGCCCGCAGGCCGGGCACTCGTAGGCGAGGTAGCCGGGCCGCCGTTCGGCCCGGTCGTGATAGCGGGGCAATCCGCAGAGCGCCCACCGGGCGGTGGCGCGGTCGGGTGTGGTCAGTCTCCCTCCTCCTGCCAGCGTTCCTTCATGCGGTGAAGGGCGGCGACGACCATTGCCTCGGCCTGCGAATCGCCGATCGGACTCCAGCGCTGGCGGGTGGCCTGGGCCAGGGCCGACTGTGCGGCGCCGACGGCGTGGGCGTCGGGCACCAGAGCTTCGAAGACGGTGGCGAGCGCGGCGTCGGCGTCCAGCTCGATCTCCTCGATCAGCCCGGACCAACTGCGGTGCCGGCGGGCTTGGTCGAGGGGCATGTTTCCGATAGAGCCGTTCTTCTGGCGCTCCTCCCAGATGCGGCGGATCACGGCGTCGCGGATGTTCTTCATGGTCGCCCTCCCCTACTGCTCGTTCATTTGCTGAAAGGCGATGGACTCGGCCTCCGCTTCAGCTTCGTCCTGCGCGGCCCACTCGGCCTCGTGGCGGGCGCGGGTCTCGTAGTGCGCCTCGCCGACGATCGGGGCGCGGCGGGCGCGGGCCGGTTCCTCGCCGGCCCCAATGGCGCTGCGGATGCTCCACGCCTCATCGAGGCCGAGCTTCCACCGGGTCGGAGCCTCACCCTCGTCGCCGGGTTCGAACACGTACTCGACGATGATGTCGGCGTCCTGCTCGACGGCGAGGCGGGCGGCGACTTCCTCCTCGCTGCTGCCGCCATAGGCTGCGCCCTCGCTCTCCAGAATCTGGCCGGTGTACTCGTTGCGGTAATGGCGGATCATGGTGGTCGTCTCCTCGTCGCGCCGGCCGGTTTCCTGTCCGGCCATCGTAGCCATATTATATCCAAAAAGTTGCCAATGTGCAACTCTATTGTGGGCCGATCGGCACGGTCGGGAAGTGGCGGTTGAGGAGGTCGAGGACCGGGTGAAGCTCGATGTGCGGACGCTGCACGTCGAGGGTGAACGAGTGGGTGTCAACGTACAGGTGGCAGGCCGGCTTCTCTCCGCGGCCGGGGATGACAGCGGCGAGGCTGATCGGGGTTTCGAGCGTGATCCGCCAGCGATCGAGGCGGGCGCCGTCGGCCCGCTGGGTGATGAGCGTGCGCAGCTCGTTGCGCAGCTCCAGGCAGGTGTCCTTGCCGCGCATCGGCCGGCCCTGGCCGGTGGCGATCTCGGTCACCTCGTCGACGGCATCGATCGCCGCGTCGGCCAGGGCAAGGAATTCCGCCTGCTCCTCATCCCAGAGGGAGTCCCACGATTTCAGCTCGCCGTTGCCGTCCTGATCCAGCTCGACGTACTCGGCTGGGCGCATGTGCTCATACAGCCGCTGGGCCACGCCGTACACCTGACGCTCATAGGTGAGATTCATTCAGCCAGCTCCGTGAGGGCGAGCACGGCGTAGCCGGCCAGGTCGAGCCAGGTATCGTCGATCGCCTCGTGCTTCGGCTGCTGCTGGTTGAGCATCAGGTTGCGGAGCCGGTGGTACTTGTCGCCAGCGCGGACCAGGATGCCGGTCAGCCCGAAGTCGCGGATCGGGTCGGTGCCGTAGTCGGCCCGCTTGGAGAGCAGCGTCTCGCGCAGCCGGCCGAGCGCGGCGTCGAGCTTTGCCTCGAACTCCGGATCGGCGACGATGCGTACCTCCACGCCCTGGGCCTTCAGCGCCTCGATGGCGGCGCGGCTGAGCGGGCGGGACGGATCGAAATGGGCGGCGCCGATGCCCGCGACGCCGGTGTCGTACAGCTCGTGCTGAATCACTCCCCTACTCCTCTTCACGGCGGACGAACAGCCATTGCGGACTGTCGTAATCCATCACGACGGCGACGACCGCCGCCTCATTGCTCTCCAGCATCAGCTTGCCGGCTGCCCGACGCAGTGCCTCCGATCGGTTGTCGCCGGTTCCCTCGTGGGCGGCGATCTCGTTGTTGTCCTTGTCGAGCAGGAAGATGGCGTAGCTCATCGCGCCGCCTCCGCCACCGGGATGTAGCGCTTGGCGTCGCAGCGCGGACAGACCTTCACCGCGACCTGGATGCGGGTGCCGTTACTCCGCGGTTCGTTGGCGTAGATCGGCCCGAGGTGCCCCTCGCCGTTGCACTCCGGGCAGGCGACGTGCGTTCCGGCCGATCGGGCGGAGATCAGGGCGAGCAGCTTGGTCCGATCCTCGCGGCCTTTCGTCACCCGCATAAACATCGCTGCTCCGAAGTCATCCACCGCCGTAGCTATTTCCGCGTCCGTGCAGGCGGCAAGCTCGGCGATGGCGGCGCTGGCGAACACCTCGAAGGGCGTGTGCTCGCCGTGCTCGACGTGCGTCTCACTGAGCCGCTGCGCCAGGCGCTCGATCAGGTCATTCACTCGCTCACCTCGGCCGGTTGGGAGGAGGCTAACCGGGCCTGCTCGCACAGCTCTGGATAGGAGGCGATGAACGCCTGGGCGATCGCCTCGCCGGCGTTGATCGTTGCCACGAATCCGTGGTTCGGGTCGTCCGTGCCGGCGAAGGCGTAGAAGATGCCCGGCGCGGCGACATTGCTGTTAATACGGGTGATCGAGGTGCGCTCGTCGTTGATCTCGGCCCACTCCTGGTGAAAGCCGGGGACGGTCCATTTCCCGTCGTAGCCGTGCATGTCCACATCGACTTCGACGGTCAGTTTCAGTTTCATTGGTCGCTCCTTACGTGGCTGGGGTCAGGGTGGCGTACTCGTCGCAAATGAATTCGTCGCGGTAGTAGCCAATCTGCGGAATGACCGACGTGACTTTGCCGGTCGAGACGATCAGCGGCGGCGGTTGATACCAGCGCGGCTCCGTGTGGCCGGAAACGCAGACGAGATTGCTCTCCCCGTCATTGCAGCCGGCAAGCAGCGGAGCCAGAATCAGCGAGACGATTAGGATGCGCTTCATACCGGAGCGAGCTGTTCAGTCATGATCTTGGACAGCTCGTTGACGATCTCGACGGCGGGCGTGCCGCGGTAGCGGGCCGCATCCCAGGACGTGATGACCTCGCGGATCGCCAGCTTCTCCAGCTCGGTCAGGTTGCGATCGAGCACGCCCGCAGCGTCCTTGCAGGCGATCTCCCAGCCCGGCATGTAGGCGGCGTAGGCGGTCGGGTTGTTCCGCTGACGGGCGGCGATGTTGCAGGCGCCGACGATGCAGGCGGCGACGCCGAACTCGACGCGGATATATCCGGTGATCGCCACGCCGAGAGCGAGCACGTCGCCGGCCACCTCCGGGCCGTAGATGTCGCGCAGTCGCGGGAGCGGTTCAATGGGAATCGGCGAGGTCATCGGTCATCGTCTCCTCGTGGGCTACCGGCCGGGTTAGGTGCTGTCCGGTAGCCGCGTCATGTCCATATCGTTGCCTTCTGGCAACCGCTAGAGATCGTCGGGCCAGGCCGACGGTTCGATGCCGGGGCAGAGCCGCTGGAGCCGATCGGTCTCGTCGTTCAGCTCGGCGTTGATCTCTTCCAGCGCGTCGAGGTACATGAGGCCAGCGGCGAACTTGCCGGCCACCGCCCACTCCCCGAAGAAGGCGGCGCGAACCTTCATCGATTCGATCCAGGACGTATGCAGCGATTCAGCAACAGCCGGCGGGTCGATCTCTTCCAGCGCCTCGGCAGCGGATTCAAAGGCAGCGGCGTACTCCTCGGCATCGCGGCGGGTGAGCAGATTCAGCGTGCGATCGCTCATTGCGTCGGGATCGGCGAAGAGAAACTTTGCCTCGCTGTCGTTGATCGCGGTGACGAACTCGTAGGCGTAGTCGGCGAAGTCGGCGCAGGCCGCGCTCCAGGTGGCGGTTGGGGTCGGGGTGCTCCGCGGCGTCGGGGTCGGCGTCCGGGCAATGGCCGGGATCGCCAGCGTGGCAATGAGGCAGAGCACGCCCAGGACGGTGAGCACGCGGCGAATGTGACGGGTAGCGGACATTGGGGTCGTCTCCTTGGGTGGTCGGGCGGGACAGTCCCGCCCGGCGGTTACTCGTAGCTCGGCCGGGATTCTGCCATGAGGGTGACCGTTCTCGGCACCTGCGTCTTCGTGGTGAAGCCGAGACCCAGGCGGCGCAACGAGGCGTGCTCCTTGTGGCCGATGACCACATGGTCGAGCACCGATATGTCGAGGATGTCGCCGGCCTTCACCAGTTCCTCGGTGACCGACACGTCACCGCTGGACGGCGTGGCATCACCGGAGGGGTGATTGTGGGCGACGATAATCGCCGTCGCGTTGAGCGCCATCGCCTCGCGGAACACCTCGGCGACGCGGATCGGAATCTGGCTAGCCGTTCCCTGATAGAGCATGCGGGTGCTCAACAGGCGGTTCTTGCCGTCGAGGGTGGCGACGTGCAGCTCCTCGTGGTCGAGGCCGTCGAGGTGGGCGAACAGCGCCGCGATGTCCTGGGGGCTGTTGATCTTTGCCCGGCTGCGCGGTGCGATCTGGCGCGGATTCAGGGTGGTCGTCTCCATATCCGGTTAGCTCCTTGGCCCGGCGGCCAGCGTCGCCTTGATGGCGTGCAGGCGGGCGATCATCGCGTCGATGAACGCGGCGTCGATGACGAGGGTGTCGTAATCGAGCTCGTCCCGCTCCTCGTCGGTCATGTCGTCGTGGACGTGTTCGGACGCCTGCTCGAAGAAGAGCTGCTGGCGGCCGTTCTCGTGCAGCCGGGTGAAGACCTCGATCGGTCCGTAGGAGGTCGCCGTCGTGATGGTGTGCTCGGGAAATGCGGCGTCGCCGAATCGCGCAGTGATCGACAGGTCGGCATTGCGGGTGGCAACGTCAGCCAGGATCGCCTCGGCCAGGTCGATGGCGAACTCTTCGTTCACCGTGACGAAGTGAACCTCCAACGAGTCACGGCGCTTGGCCTGGGAGAGCGAGATCGATTTGGTGGTGGGATCGCGGTGCATCGCCACCGGCGGAAGGCCCTGCCCGGCGTCGATGAGCCGGACATGCTGGGGTTCGGTCACTGGTCGTCTCCTTGCTGGGCGTCTGCTTCGAGGGCCAGCTCCTCGACGTAATGCTTGTAGGCCGCATCGACGGCGCTGCCGAAATTGAGTTGGTGGTGCGTGCAGTAGTGCAGAAGGTCGGAAAGCAAATCGATCAGGATGGTCTCGTTGTCTTCGTCGGGGGCGCCGACCGCCTCGCGGTAAGTGGTCATCGCCCGCTCGGCGAACGAGGCGCGAAGCGAATTGGTGAGGTTGGTCGGCATCCGGTCGTCTCCTTTTCGGCACCGGAGATGCCTCCCCGGTGCCGAATCGTAGCTCTCTGGCTACTCCATGTAGAGCGAATCGAGGCGGACGAGCAGGGTCTCGATGTCCTGCATCACGCCTTGGGCGAGCGAGGGGGCGCTGTACTCCTCCTCTGCGTACAGCTCCATCAGGGAGGCGACTTCCACCTGGATGTCGCCGGCCTCCTCGGCGTCTGCGAACCGGTGCGGGTCCACGCCCAGGAGGGTGACCAAGCGGTCGAATTCTGCCTGATGCATCGGAACAAAATTCTTCTGGGTCATTGTGGTCGCCTCCGGTTCGCGCTCGGGCCGGGCCAGTTCCCGTCCATTGTAGCCCTATTATACACAAATCGTTGCCATCATGCAACTCTTTAGGCGATCAATCGCTCGATCGTCTCGATGGCGCGGATCGCGTCATCCAGCTCCGATTCACGCACGGCCAGCAGCTCGATCTCCTCATTGAGCCGGGCCAGCTCGGCGTCGAGGCGCTCGCGCTCCTGGGCGACTTCGGCCCGTTCGGCGTCCACTTTTTCACGGGCCAGGGCGAGCCGGTCGTGCTCATCCGTTATGCGTGCGAGCTTGACCTCACGGACGCCGGGCTGCCCTGTCAGCTCAGTGCTGGCGGCCGGATCATCAGCCGCCCACGGGTATTCGACGATTCCCGGAACATCTGCCACCGTAACGTCCTCCTCATCGTGGGCAGGGATCACCACCGGATCGTCCGGCGGATCAGCCACCGGCGTCGGGTGAATCGCGGCCGAGACCGGAAAGCGGGCGTGCTTCTGGGCGGCCATGCGGTTCACATCCTCCATGCAGACGAGGGTGCGGCCGCCGCGATTCTTGTGGCGAACTTCGTTGCGCTTCACGTAGTTGTAGACCGTTTGCGGGCTGACCAGCGCAAAGTGGGCGGCATTCGCCACCGGGAGCCAGTCGGCGCTCGGGTCCGCCTCGCCATTCCGCTTGCGCGTGTTGCCAACGGCGCTCGGCATCTGGTCGTCTCCTTGGCGTGGGCGCCGGGGATCAGCCCGGCGCCGGCGGATCAGCGGGCTACTCGCCGTCTTCGAGGTAGGTGTAGCGGCGGGCCTGGCCGAGCAACTGGTCGAAGTCGATGTCGTAGCCGTCGGCCAGGCGGATCAGATCGGCCAGGATGTCGGTCATCGGCTTCTTCACGCCCTCGCCATCGATCTGGTCAATCAGGTCGGCGGTCAGCGGGCTGGCCCATCCCATCTTGATCGTCGTGGCATCGGTCATTGTGGTCGTCTCCTCTGCGCTTCGGACCGGAGCAGCTCTCCGATCACTGTAGCCTCAGTATACACAAATAGTTGCCTATGTGCAACCCTACGACGCAGCGACGAGATGGGTGTGCGGCGTGTGCCCCTTGCTCCAGGCCACCTTCAGGCGACCGCGGGCGATCTCTTCCAGCAGGGCGTTGATGCTGCCCCGGCCGGCAGCCTGGCCGGACGGAATGCGGATGCCGAGGTTCTCGGCCAGCCCGACGAGCGTCTCGTGGTCCCGCGATTCAAGGCGAACCTGGATGCGGTCTCGCGGGTCGGCGCGGCGACCACGGCGCACGCTCGGGCCGAGCACCTTGCTCACGTACTGGTGCGAGGTGCCGAAGTGCTCCGCGATCTCGATGTTGGTCATCCCCTGCTCGCGCATGGCGACCATCTTGGCGAAGCGACCATCCTTGTCGTCGGTTTCTGGCAGCCACGAGTACACGGTCACTCGCGGGATGCCGAGTTCATTGGCAATCTGCGGGATGCTGAGTCCTTTCTTGCGCAAGGCCAGCGCCTTGGTGCGCAGTTCTTTGAGGTCAGGGTTCGTCAACGTTCGTGCTCCTTTACGTGGTCGTCTCGGCGGACCGCTCGGCCCGCCACGGTTCCGGTTGATGCGCCAGGGTCTCGTCGGTGTCGAGGCGGGCGAGCAGCTCGTCGATCCAGGCTCGCATGCGTCCGAGGTTGTGCCGCCGGGCATCGATCGGGAGGGCGACATCGGTCGCCTCCCCCAGCGCGGCATCCTGCGCCGCCCGCAGCCGCTTGACTGTTTGCGGGCGTTCGGCGGCGAAGGCATCGACATCGAAGAGGGGCGCCGGGTTGTAGCGCGGCATCTGGTCGTCTCCTCACTACACCCGATTAGTAGCCTTCTGGCTACTTTTAGTATACCGATTTCGTCGCTTTTCCGCTACCAGCTCATAGCCCGGCACGATCTCGCCGTCGAGCACGGCGATGATGTTCTTGTAGTCCTCGGGCCGCCAGAGGTAGACGCGGTTGCCGGCGTGGAGGAGCGTGGTCAGCCAGACGCGCTGCGCGGGCTTCGGATATTCACCGGGCATTTTCAGCTCGGCGTAGATGGTGCCCTTCTCTGGGTGCGCCAGCACCAGGTCGGGAAAGCCGGCCGGGGAGCGACGGCTGTCGTGCGTGTGATAGGCCAGCCACTCACGCGCCTGCGCCTCACGCATGACGATGCCGGTGAAATCGGCTTCGTTGCGCGGGTAGATCGCCCAGCGCAGTTCCTCGGCGCTCATCTCGTACTGGTCAGCCGGAATGCCGGCCAATGCCCGCCGGCGAGGATACCGTGCCATCGTTACAGCTCCGCCTCGTAGTCGTCCGGATCGTAGAGGGCGGTGACATCGGCGTAGCGATGGGTCACCGCGTCGTACTTGAACAGGGCCACGCCCAGCTCGCCGTGGTCGGGGAAGCGCATCTTCTGGATGTGGACCTGCACCGGCTCGTCCTTGTTCTTCTTGTCGCGCCAGATCGAGAGGATGATGTCGGCCTTCTCGTACCAGTGGCGGCTGTCGGAAATGTCGTAGGGGGTCACCACCGGCATGCGGCGGGTGCCCTCGCGATCGACCTCCATCGCCATCTTCTTGGGGTGGGCGGCGATGACCACCAGGACACCGAACTCGCGTCCGAAGCGACGGAAGCGGGAGAGGCAGAGATCGATCCAGTCGGTCAGGCTGAGGTTGCCCCGCTCGGCCTGGGAGACCTCCGTCCACGGGTCGATGATGAGCAGCTTGATGCCGTTGCGGTAGACCAGCGTTTGCGCTCGCTCGAGGATGGCGTCGATGGTCGGCTCCGGCGGCATGATGAAGCTGATCTTCTTGCTGATCGTGGCGACGGCCTGGCGCACCTCGTCGCGGGTCGCCGGGGTGTAGCCGGTCGAGCCGGTGAACTTCTGATTCATCGGCTTGCCGAGCAGGGTCTCCACCAGGTCGCGAACGTGGCGCTCAGGCGGGTGGTACTCCGGCGAGAAGACGCCGCAGTTCCAGTCGTGATTGACGGCCAGGTCGAGCATGACGCTGTTCATGAAGACCGATTTACCGGAGCTGGGGACGCCGGTGAGGATGAGGAGCTGGCTCGGCGAGAACCGGCATTTCTCGGCGAACGCCGGCCAGGTCGTGATGCGAGCGCCTTCCTCGGTGTCGTGCTCGTACTTCCAGAGGTATTCGAGGTAGTCGGCCGGCTCGTTGATGCCATCGACCGGATACGGCTCGGCCATGTCGATCGCGGCCAGGATGCCGGCGGCGCCGCCCTGCCAGCCGTCGGAGCAAAGCGTGTCGTTGGCGTCCTTGCAGCCCTCGGGCCAGAAAACGCGCCAGCACTTCCCGCGGCCGATGCGTCGGGCGAGCTCGTCCATCAGGCGGCGGCCCGGTTCGTCCATGTCGCCGCAGAGCACCACCCTGCGGGCGTTGTTGAGCGCCCTCTCACCGCTTGGCAGGTACGAGAAGTCGGCCTTCTCGATGTCGGTGTTCAGGGAGGGAGCGCCATTCGGCGGGGAGATGACGTTGGTGATCCCAGCTTCGGCCAGGGCCAGCACGTCCATCTCGCCCTCGACGATGTAGATCGTCTCGGCTCCCTGCACGCGGTCGAGGTTCCAGAAGATCAGCTCCGCGCCGCTCTCCAGCCAGAACTTCTTTTGCGGACCACGGTGCTTGACGTTAACCAGCTCGCCGTCGCGGAGGTACGGGAAACAGATGCTTCGCTCGTCCTCGACCACGCCGAACGCCTGGTAGACCTCCGGGCTGATGCCGCGATCCTGCATGAACTTCTGGAGCCGGGTCTGGGTCGGTTTCGGCTCGATAGGCTTGGGCTTGTCGTAGACCTTTTTCTTTTCGCGCTCCAGCGGCGGGTTGTAGAGCGCCCGGTTGAAGCCGCCACGCGGTTCGAGGCCGCGCTCCTTGGCGAAACCAGGCTCAGGTCCGGTCCAGCCGCAGTGAAAGCAGTTCCAGGTGTTCTTGTCGAGATTGACGCTGAGACAGCGTTCCCGGCTGTTGCGCCGGGTGTGGCTGCACTTGGGGCAGAGCGTCTTCACGTCGCCGGTGGTGCGCCCGTGGGGAATCTCGATCCCCAGCTCGATCCAGTTGATGGGTGGGAAGTCTCCCGTCATAAGCTCCTCCTCTGCTATCGTCTCGTAGCTACTTGGCAACTACGCGAACGAATCGGGGTGTTCCCACATTCGACAGTGATTGGCGTAGGCCCGCTTGAAGCCAGCGAGCTGCTCCGGTGTCATCACGTCTTTGAGCTTGGCGCCGGCCTCGATCGCCGCCACCTGCTCGACGGAGAGGTGCCACGAGGTGCCGACGTGGTAGGTCAGCGGGTTGAAGCCGTACTTCAGGCCGCGCCAGAGCGGCTTGCCGTTCCAGGTCTCCGGCTCCGGCTCCTGCGTCGGCAGATCGATGTCGAGCTGATCCTCCCAGCCGCCGGCGTTGAGCCAGCTCGCCGGGTACGGGATGAACTGGCCGCCCTGCTTCAGCCATTCGGGCGACTGCTTCTGGCGCTCGACCGCGGCGATCATGCGCTCGGTCATCGCGTCGTCCGGCTTGATCCTGTCCCAGGCCCGCCGCGCCGCTGCCGGATGGCGCTTCTTGGGGTAGTGCGCGTACCAGCGGGCAAAGCGTTCTTCGAGGGTGCTGCGCTTGCCCGGAGCGGTTGACGCCACACCGTCGTCACTGGCGCTCTCGCTCCCCCTTTGGGGGGTATGGGGGGTGTCTTGGTCTATATCCGTCTTGGAGAGAGACGTATTGTTATTGCATGGTCTCTCTGACCAATCGGTCTGGTCTGTGTGACCACTCGGATTGGTCTCTGTGACCACTCCAGAGGTCTGTGTGACCACTTCCCCACCCTCGGCCGGATCGCTTTTCGTCACGTCGAGGACGGTGTAAACGCTGCTGACCTTCAGGCCGTCGGCGTCGGTGCGGCTGGTGACAGAGAGCAGCGGAGCGAGGTCGTGGCGGTCGAGCACGCCATCCTCGCCGGTCAGCGTGCGCAGGGACCGCTGGACGGTGCTCACGCTGGTCCCGGTTTTCTCGGCGATCGTCTTCAGGCGGATCGTGCATTCCCGTGTCTCGAACGAGACCCGAGAGAGGATGCACATGTAGACGGCAATCGGATTCGGACCGATGACCGGCGCGTAGTGAAACATCACCTCGTTGTCGACGATGAAGAATCCACGACGCCGCCGGCCGTCCTGGAATCCGGTGCTCATCGCCACGCCCCGAGGGTCATTTTCTGCGGAGATGCTGAGGAAAGTGTGGTATAATCCACCCTAGAAACTCCTTTCAGTTCACGAACGCCGCCCCAGGTCCGACACCCGGCGGCGTTCGTGTTTCTGGCCGTCCAAGTATAACCTACCGCGCTACGAATAGTTGCTAGTTGGCAACCATTCGGGAAACGTAGAGTAGCCATATGGGTTGCATAGGGTATCCCCATGTGCTACCTTGGCTGAGGCAGAGAGACTCGATACCTGCCTCCCATCTACGCACTCCGGGCACCCAGCCCGGCGACTCATGCCGAGGCCCCTCCTGACGGCTGTTGAGTCGAAACCACTGGTTCGGGGCGGCATGCAGACCCCGCCCCGAACCGCCGTCACCCGCCACTGCGCAATCGGCGGACGCTTGACGGAGAATTGCCTTAGTGCTACCCTAATGGTGGCCCTAGGGCTACCACCGGATTCTTGGTCGTCTCCGACGTGGGCGAAGCGCCACTGCACCCGCAGTGGCGTTTTTGCATGCCCGCGCTAGCTCCGGGCCGGAGCCTGGCCCATGATCTGCTGCTTCTGCTTCGTGACCGCGGCGTCGATCTCGGGGTGGAGGCGCAGTCCGTTTTCTTGCAGCGCCGTGATGACGTTTTCCAGCGCCGCTGCCGTCCGGGCGTTGCTGATGTTGCGCAGCCAGGCGAAGAGAGTCTGGTCCTGGCCGGACGATGGCGGTGGCGGTGCCGAGGGCGCCGGCGCGGCGTTGGACGTGTCGCCGCCGAGGCGCTTGATGAGGTCGGACGCCTGCGCCTTGCTGAGCTGGGCGAGCACCGCGCCGTAGATCGACTTCGCGTGGGCGTTGGCCTCATCCGGGTCCACACCCTGCTCCTCGTACATCTTGCCGAGCTTGAAGAGCTGCTTGTCGGTCGCCGGCTCCGCGGAGTAGCGTCCATTAGCCGTATTCGTAGCTCTCTGGCTACCATAGGAACCGGAGGCCCGGCCGGGCGTGGCGACCGGCGCATCGACCACGCGGTCGGTGCCCTCGTCGAAGTCGGTGGCGAACTGCGTGCCGAAGCCCAGCGCGGCCAGTGCCCGGCCCAGCGCCTTGGTCTCGGCCTTTTCCACGAAATCGCGGAAGTCGCTGTACTGCTCCTGTCCCCAGCCGGTGGCCGAGCCGCCGCCGGGGATGGTCACCTTCGCCCGGAACACCGCCGCGTCGCCGGTGAAGCTGGTCATCTCCGTGGCGATCTCGGCGTCAGGGTGCTCGGTGCGCAGCCAGAGCAGCCGCCATTTCACTTCGAGGTATTCGGCTCCTGAGACACGAGTCAGGAACCGGGATGGTTCAAATACGCTTGCGTTCTCCACTGGTCGTCTCCCGGTAAAGTATCCAGCCCCAGGCAGGGGGGGCCTCGGCTGGATCGATCACGAGGTGCTTGTCAACGATGCGAAAGCCCTCCTTGGTGATGCGCTGAACCTCGGCGTCGAATGCCGATTCCTCATCGCCGGAAAGCTCGTGGAAGCTCATGGTCTCCAGCCACCCTGCCGGATGTGCCGTGATCGAACTTTCCGACTTTCCACCCAAAACTCCCGCACTCACGCGACTTTCCCCCTGGACAATCCTACCAAAATCGTTGCCAATGTGCAACAATGAGGTAGTCCGTGCGCAACCGTTCCGCCACCTTCGTATATGCTGAAGGCAACGAACGGTCCTACTGTTAGTGTGTTGTGGTGGTATATGTACGCCCCGCCCTGGCCGTGTTAGGATAGTGGTGTGGCTACTACCAAAAAGTATCCACCTGGCTATCATTAGCGCCAGTTTCTCACACCCAGTAAGCGGTCTGCAATCAGCTTTCGGGTGGGGACTTCAGGAGGATTCTACATGCGACGAACCATGGCCCGAACGGGTGATCCGTTTCAGGACTGGCTGATCTCCGAGCTGGAAGCTCGGGACTGGACGATGGCCAAGCTCGCCCGTGAGCTGGATGTCTTCAAAGGCACAGTGGGCCGGTGGCTCTCTCCGATTGACGGCGAAGATTTCCGGCGTCCATCGATCGAGTCGTTTCGCCGTCTCGGTGAAATCTTCGGCGTCGATCCCCTCTCCATCATGGAACTCGCCGGCATTGAGGGACTGGATGTTACCAAGGACCTCTCGCCGATCAAGCGCGACATCATGTCGGCGGTGATCGCGATTCCGGACGACCTGCTGGTGTCGGTCTACCCGCAGCTCCGGGCGCTCATGGACACCCACGTTCAGGAGACCATTCGCAAGAAGACGGCGAAGCCAGCAGCCGGCCGGACGAAGAAGACGGCCGCTGACGCCGATGCGTAAGACCTCCGCTGCCGCGGCGAAGAAGCGCCCGGACAACACCGGGTCGGTGTCGATGCGGCAGCGGGCAGACGGTCGCTGGGAAGCCCGGCTCACTATTCCAGGGGGCAAGCGCCGGTCGTTCTACGGCGCGACCTGGGAGGAGGCAGAGGCGAAGATGATCGCGGCCCGCTCCGAGCTGGAGAAGGGCCGCCTGGCCGAGCCAGGGCGAGCCACGGTGCGTACCCTGGGCGAGGAGTTCTTTCGCCTGAATCCGCTCAGCCTGCGTGAAACGACGGTCCGCTCGCGCAAGTCCTACTTCAAGTGCTGGATCGAACCGCTGATCGGCGACGTTCCGCTGCGCAAGCTCACGGCGCAGCACGTTCACACCGTCCGCACCGCCCAGCGCGACGCCGGCAAGAAGGCCGGGACGATCAACGGCACGCTCGCCACGATGTCAAACATCTTTGCCTACGGCGTCTCGGCCAACCTGCTCCAGCAGAATCCGGCTGCCGGTCTGGATTGGGACCCAGCGCCCGATCCTCGCGACCTGCCGATTGAGAATGCCGAACAGATCGAGCTGCTGCTCACCGCCTGCCGGGCGTCGAATTACCGCACCGCGCTCATGCTCGGCATCGGGCTGGGGCTGCGCTCGGGCGAGGCCCGTGGCCTGCGCTGGCGCGACGTGGACTTCGACAACCGTATCGTTCGCATTCGCAACGGCGTGGCCTTCCGTGACGGCGAATCATACTTCCAGCCGCTCAAAACACGTTCGTCGCGCCGTGACCTTCCCATGCCTGACTTCATCTTCGACGAGCTGAAGCTCGCCCGAAAGGTGCAGGCGGAGAAGCGGCTCCGCCTCGGCCCGCTGTGGAAGGACCACGATCTCGTCTGCTCGAACTTCGGCACGATCCTCTCCCACGCCACCCTGGCGAAGGAGATGTTGCGCATCCGGAACAAGACCGGCATCGACGAGCTGGTCTTCCATCACCTCCGGCACCTGTGCGCCACGATGCTGATGATCAACAACGTGCCACCGCGCATCGCCCAGGCGATCCTCGGGCACGCCACATCCCAGACCACCCTGCGCATCTACCAGCACGTCAACAGCGCCTCGCTGCGTGAAGCGGCCGAGGTCCTGAACGCCGTCTTTGCCCGCCCCGACTTCGAGGCGACCAGCGGCTGAAACGACAGTGCCCGGCGGCAACGAATCGTAGCCACCCTGCTGTCATTTACTGGCGTTTCGGGCGCGGTTGTCGTCAAATGTGGGGTCAAACGTCCGGGGTCAGACCGAAATTTCGCGGATTTCCTCGGAAGAATCCCATTGCATCGTATACAGGGTGTAGTAGTAGCCGCCTTTTGCCATCAGCTCGTCGTGCGTGCCCTGCTCGACCACATTGCCGAGGCTCATCACCACGACGATATCGGCCTCGCGGATCGTGGAAAGCCGGTGCGCGATGACG